TTTAGGGTACCCTAAACTCTTCTTTGTATATTAACCGAATGATTCGATAATATCAGTATACCAATCAAATAACCAATCGATATCTTCTGATGTAGCATGTAATACATTATATGGCGTAATGACTGATGGATTGGTTGCATTGATCACTTCCATCTCTTTATCATTCCAAGATGTTTCCGTTAATGGTTTTGATAATTTGCCGAAGTGTTTCATTCGATTGATGAGTAGTAACATATCGAATGTTGTATTCAAATCCGTAGAAGAATTAATGTAAATCGCTTCTTCTTTATGGGAATCAATCCATTGAATAACTGTATTGAGTCGTTCCATCATGTTGTTACATACCAGAAAATCCATATAATCAACACATGCTCTAAACATCATAGGATCCATGTTAGTTGTTTCACAGATAGAATCGATGTAGGCATCAATATAGGTAAGGAAGTCAACAGGTGGTACTTCGAATACATATTTACTTTCTACAATTGCTTTCTTGATAGCAATGAATAAAGCGATTTTTGCTTGTTCACGATATACGTGAGTTACATTAGAAAAGCATTCATCAATGGATTCTTTACTCCCATTGGAAATGATAGGATAGGTGTTCATAATTTCCACATAATATGGGTCTGACACCAATACACCTTGCGTAATTAAATTTCTAACAAACGCTTCCATCCGTGGACCATATGTAGCCATATCTAATCGACATAATCGATTCAATAAAATCAATCGTTCTTCCGAACGAGTTGATTTATCAAGTTTATCAACGATTACATCTAATGGTAAATCATCAACATGGGTTACCAAATAGACTAATCGATTTTGTTCTTCAGTGATACCTTCAAGTATCGTTTCAACCGAAGCAATCTTTTCTTCTAATTGTACCGTACTATCAGTAATCACATTTGTTTGATGATCGCTGCGAGCTAACTCACGCAATTCCACCAATTCTGGGTATTGATAAATGAATGGTTTACATTCATTTGGATACCAAACTATATTCATAATCAACCCTCCAAGGTCTTATCAATTAAAATAGGTTCTATTAATGCATATACGTCCGATTCAAAGTATTTTAATACAGCTACACCGAAATCATCTGCATTGACAGACCGTAATGTATTAGCTATATAATTAGACAATTTTCCATTATTAGACAGTCCAACCAAATAATCTAATTCATAATCAGATAAGTGATGAGTAATAGACTCCTGTTTAGATTTATCTACTATCATATGAACAGCATTCAGTAATACTGCTAGATGAGAAAACATAAACTCGTTGTGTGTATATAACGACCGTGTAAAATCTTCTTTATGTTTCAAACACCAAGTGATATAGTTATACACTAAATCAAATGATGTTTGCATATCTCGATCTTTTTCATATCGTTTTACACATACGATGAGATAAAAATACAATGACCGAGTATTATATTTCAGATATTCGGCATCAATTTTCTCCATTTTATCGATAATTCTAACTATAGATGCATTATATATAGATAGAGCTTTCTCGGCTGTGATAGAACCATCAATGAGTTTATCACGTAAATGTGCTACTAATTGATCGATAGATTCGACAATTAACATCTTCTCTAACGATTTGGTCATCCTACACACACCTGCGATTTGAGTATATATCGTATTGGCTTTCTTAATATACTCTTCAATACTATGAGCTTCAATCGTACTTGTTTTCATAATATAATACGCTTTAACGATATTGGCCGATAACACAAATAATTCATTTAGATTCAATGATTCGAATAATCTAATGAATTCTTGGATAGCTGCATCCCTATCAATCCAACTAGACATCAATCGATATAGACATTCCAATTTAGTTTCTTTATCGTTCGTATTTGCTAATACGGATTTTACATACAACGTATCATTTTCCTGATTAGATACTTGGAATTGTTCTAATAGATTTGGATGATTTCTAAGTAAACGTCTAGCTTGACACATATAGTGGAAACCAACTTGATTTACTTTTTGTAATTGATTTACTTCGGGAAAACCAGTTCCCCAAAGTTCTTTCATCTCAGTTTCATATTGTTGAATCCGTGGGTCATCTTGGATAACTTCATAGATTCGTTCAGGTAGATAAATTAACATCGATAAGTCCTCCAACTATGCTTTGGTTATCGGTCGGTGATAAGCAAGTCTTATAATGACCGATACGCCATTTAATTAATTCATTTCTAAGATAGGTTTCAGTATCTTTATGCTTACTAGCTGCATCGGATACAGCCCATTCTATCGCATGGATATAGTCACACCAATTAGGATTTGGTTTACTATAGTTACCAAAATTAACAGAGCGATCAACTATACAGCCTCCATTACAAAAGTACCGAATATCACAAGCTTCACATGTAGGGTTATGGATACACTGACGTTCCGCACACTCGATCTCTTCGGTAGCATCATCGTTCGTTAAGTCGAAGTATGGTAATTTACTATTAGATATTGAGCAAGGGTATACACGACCATTATGAGAGATAAATATCTCAGTCATCAAGCCACATCCCCCATGGTTTTGTTCAACTGTGCCTGTGACGTGTTGTAAATATTCAGTGGTAACAACCTTGGGGATAAACCGATTAGGGTTTTCTTCTAAGCCGGTTAGATAATAATCAATCACTGCACTGTATTGAGATTTGAAGTTTTCATAATTATCATCAGGGATTTTGAATGGTGTTTTATTATGACCCCAGCAATAGTTAGCCCCTGTTTGTTTATGGAACTCTTCAAGTTCTTTAATATCAGCAAGTAAATCTTTCTCATTACCCGTCAGTGTTTTCTGTATACATATATAACGACTTAAGTCCATATGTGTATACTTTCTTAACTCGGCTAACGCATCAAATGGAACTCCATTATGATCAACCCGAGTACCATTTCGTATATTATCATACGATACAACGATTTCAAATGGATACTGCTCATATAGTTTCATAAGACGGTCTTGGTTAACAGTGAATCCCGTTATGATACCAAACCGATATCTTCGTTCATTTGTACCTGGAATCGTTTCGTTGTAATACTTAGGTATAATCTTTTCAATGATATCTATTTGTAAAGCAGGTTCACCACCAAAGAATGTAATGGTTCTGGAATAGTTTCCCTTATCTTGGTTGATGAGTTCCATGGTATATTCAACTTCTTCTAGTGTCATACCCTTCAACTCTGGATCAATATAACAATATTTACAAGCTAATGGGCAAGCATATGTTAGATTGAAGAAGATGGATTGCCAAGAACGAAAACTATTCAAAGATCGAAGCATTCGTTTAATACGAGTTTTAAACTCTTTACTCAATTCCGGCATTTTGGTTACCTCTAAATTTCATATACTCAAAATCCATTGTGGACTCCATACCACTACGCCATGTACGATATCGTAGAATTCGTTCGATGATAAGATCTCGATTCTTACAAGAATCAGAATATAACTTATCACGGAATGTTAATAAGGCTTCTACTACCGTTTTAGTTTGTTCACAATACCCGAGATTAATCTCATTGAGATTACCTAGATAGGAACGTTCATAGCGACAACCACCAAAGCAATATTTATTATAGTCACACGTGTCACAATCGGCTGGACGTTCGTGTACATCGGTAGCGATATCAGTATTAAGCTCTCTATCTGTGATATGACCCATTTTGAAGTCTTCAGAGTATTGTGATAGCATAGTGCAAGGATAAATATCCCCATTTGGACGAATGATAATCTCAGAACCTACATTACAAGCCATACACTTTCTATCTTCTAGGATAGACCCTATCATAGAAGCAAGACCTGCTGTAATAAATGGATATTCGTCCGTCAGTATATCATCCAATATCAATCCTAATTCTCGTTTAAGAACTTCTGGGAAATCAGAATCTAAATTGGTTTCGTGTACCAGTGTGAAGTCAGCATAGAATAACCCACTATACTCTTCACTCATACGTTTAAATTGTTTATACGTATCATGGAAGTAATATATATTCGAATCATTGATTACACATCGAACTTGTAATTTAACTTCTTGCTCTAAGGTATATAGAATATTCTCATACACCTGTTGAGCAACGGGGTCTTTATTTACTAGCTTACGTTCACTACCCTCAAACCCATCGAAGGATAGCTGTAATTCCCAAGGTTTACTACTTGGTTTAATGACATTCTCTATCAATTCATGGAAGTTTGTTTTAGGAAACGTGGATGTTACAATTTGGAATACTTTAACATCATCTTTATATTTCTCAGTGAACCATTTGATATCATCAATACCCAATAACGGTTCACCACCAAAGAATATGATTCTTGGTTTTGTTTGGACTTTCTTCATCATAAGGTCCATTGTATCTCTACTCATACGAGTAGGATTATCTCTATCTTTGATATAGCAGTACTCGCACCGTAATGGGCAAGCTTCTGTTAACATAAGATAGAAGTCTACCTGATATGGTAGAAAGAATGGTTTTTGTTCTACCATGATTGAATCCTCTCTATATTATTAGATACTAACATCTTATCATCTTCTGTATATTCACGAGAATCTGTTAATGGAAGATGACATTCGGCATTCATCTTGTCAGTATAGTGGGACTCTACAACAGAAGTACCAACATTCCAGAATGTGCGAATATCATATTCACTAATAGTAACTTTCTTAATATTTTCCATGAAGATTTCTCGTTCAATAGATAATAGATGACAAAGATTCTTTTGTTTATTATTCATACCCTTATTAAGGATATAATCAGATGCAGGGCATTCGAAACAATGCTCATTCTTACATGATTGGTAGTCACAATCTGGTTTACTGAAGTATTCTTTTTCAAATCGATGAATTCGATCCTCATAGAATCCTTCTAATATATGACCAATCTGCATACTTCTATGGTCAGAGAAGAATGTGCATGGATAAATGGATCCATCAATATCAATATGGATAGAATTCCCTAGTTTAACACACGATGTTTTAGCTAGGAATGATGCGTCTGATAGTATATATCGACAATACATATTTTGCCAATTATAATAACGGAATCGTTCTTTCAAATCAGGATATGTTTGAACAAAACGGTTCGCCATACTCTGTAGAGCCTTCGTATAGTCGGCGATGAATTTAGGGTTTGTATAATCTGCTTCATGAATATAATAGAAGGAGAAGTTACGTAACCCAACACCTAAGCAATAATCTAAGCTAGGCATCATATCGTTGATTGTGTCAGGAGTTACGGCAAAAGCGATATTAATCTCATTCGCATATCCTTGGTCAACGATATATCGTATATTATCATTAAAGAACTTATCAGATAAGTTCTGTAGTTTACCTTTACGACTATGAGTGTATGAATATACTCCATCCCATGATACAGTAATTGAATCGGGACGCATGATTCCTCGTTTAACAAAATCAACTATTCCCGGAAGATTAGTACCATTCGTAATAACACTCATGATAAATTTTACATCAATGGATTGACTGATTCGTCTAAGAATCCGTTCAATCTTTTTGAACTCATCTAATTTAACAGAGATTTCTCCACCAGTGACTAACACATCAACTTCATCTGCCAATGGTAATGACTTGATGAAATCTTCTAGTTTATCATAGTGTGAGAACGTCTTGGATGAGTCTTTTGTTACTTTTTGTTGATGACAGTACACGCAATCTAAATTACAGAAGTCTGTCACTTTAATCGAAATACGATTGATAGAATCAAACATAGTACCCTCATACTAGAAAATGAGAAGGAATGGTATAATACCATTCCTTCTTACTGATACAAAAATTAATGTGTGCCACACTTTTGGTCATGACACCAGTTAACAGAGTTACAAGCAACTTGACAGCCAACTTGACAGTTAACTTGACAAGAACGATTACATTTGTTAGCACTATTAAACCAACCATTGACGCGATTTAACGTACTTTCAATTGTACTAACAGCGTTTAATGCCGCTTGTAGCTGTTGTAATTTAGCAATAGTATCTTTTGTCACTTGAGTTGGTTCTGTTACCTCACCTAACCCAGGACCATCGTTACCTGTTACATTTTGTCGAATTTCGGTAATAGCGGAATTGATACCATTAACCACTTCATTGAATTGATCGGCTTTCACTCGGTGATTGGTATCAATGTGTGTGTTAACTATATTGGACCCCTGAAACTTATCTTGTTTTTTATCATCAGGTACTACATTACGTATTTGACCACCATATTTATGACAACCCCAAGATAAACCAGGGCCATTACCCCCTGCTTCGACACCAGGATTTGATTTAACTGCACGAATACCTCGAGAAAATTTAGTTAATTTATTAATCTTCTCAACTAATCCATTTATATCATCGGCTTTAATTATCGCCATTCATTTCACCACCGTTCATAATTGCTTGATATTTATCAAGTTCCTCAACCACATCATTTAGAAGTTTATCAGACACGATGTCAATATATCGTTCTGCTAAACGAATATATGGAGGAAGAAGGATTTTTTCCTCACCGAATATAGATTCTTGAATACTTGCAAAATCTAACATGATCACGTTGATATCATTCTGATGCAAGTGATCGATTGCCGTATCCAATAACTGTTTAAATTCTAAGTTACGTTTCAGAATTGCTAATCGTCTGGAACGGAGATTCGTGCTATGGAGTATCTTATCTTGATACTCTGTAGCAATATGATACATAATATCCATATGACGACATACAGCTGGGTTTACATCATTAAATGAATGACCATTCGTAAAACTTTCAGCAGGGCATCCACCTAGACATACGTTGTTATATTGACAATTACCACAGGTACTACGATCGAATTGAACATTGATCATATCCATAACGCTTCGATCGAATTCATCAGTAATCATATTGCCCATATGCAAGACTTCACAGTTACGGAAGTTAGTATGGACTTGGTGACATGGAGTTAATTCACCATCATAACCGATAGCCACCCAAGCATTTTTACCAAATCCACATGGACTTGTATCATTTGTATCGGAATCATAACATAAATAGATGAAATCTTCAATATTTTTCACTTGGAGATTTCGTCTTTCTTCTGAGTTGTATTTATCCATAGCAAACTCATAGATTTTACGGATTTCAACTTCAAATTGTTGATATGCTTCTTCATCCCATTCTTGGTCATATACAAAGCATGGAGCAATTCTATCAAATCCTAAGTCATACATATCCTTCATAGATTGGAATGTATAACGAATATCTTTTGGTGGTATAGTAATACGGGCTTCCATATTTAATTTCAAACCACCATCAAACATGCGTTTGATATTAGCTACTACGGTATCATAGGAGTTACTTCTATTTCTATTATGTAACTCTTTCATACCATCGATGGATACTAAGATACCGAAGTTATTATCATAGAAGAAATCAATCATCTCATCTGTGATATGAACACAGTTGGTAGTAATACCATATTGCACAATAAATTCTTGCTCATTACAGTATTTCACGATAGCTTTAATGACAGGGAAGTTTAATGTAGGTTCCCCACCAAAGAAGCTAATATCTAGCTTAGCTGTAGGATCATGTGTATATACATTCTCCCTAAAATTATCACATAATTTTTTAATGATGATCATAGCATCATCTTCACTCATATAGTTATGAGCTTTATCTTCTTCAAAACAATACGAACAGCGTAATTGACAATCAGTAGTGATTGTCAATACGGCTGCACGGACTGCCATTACGTCATTAAATTGACTCATGGATCCTCCAAATAGTTTACATATTATTTCCAGTCAGCACCAAAGGCAACGAATGTGTCACCTTTTCTAAATTTGATCACTGGTTCGTCTGGATTTGTTTCATAATCGAACCATACAAGTACGTTTCGATCATTGACTTGTCTTCCACCAAATTGGAACTTACTTGCTAAGGCGTCAATCTTAGTTTTATTGGATTCGGTAATCGCTGTTAATTCAGCTTTTGCTGTACCGATAGCTGTTGTTAATTGTTTAACATCTGCTTTTTCACGACCATCTAATTCTTTAATTTTATTAGTAAGCGTTGTATCCGTTTCCGTGATCAAGCCTTCTAACCGTTGAGCCGTGTTTTCTAGTTTAGTTGTAATCAGATTATGGTTATTCGTTACTTTTGTTTCAATAGCATTTAGTTGTGATGCAATATCATTATCAATTTTATTTTTCAAGCTTTTGAATTGGTTATTAAGACTTGTATTAAAGTCTCCTAATCGTTGTTCTAAGCTTGCATTCTTAGAAGTTGTATCAGCTGTTAAGGCACCTAATGCTTGTTCAATCACAGCAAATTTAGATTGAATCAAAGCATAGTAGTCTTCGCTGACAACTCTACCATTATATGCTAAACCCATAGATAAGGTCTCCTTTCATAAAGGTTATAGTAATTGTATTAGTAGAATGTTTCAGCGGGTAGAAAGACTAGGTAGCTAACAAAGTCAACTACCTAGTCATATTATTTATCCCAATTGATATAGTTATACATCTCTTCAACAGCTTCCGCTTGATTGATTTGGTTTGTAATTTCCATACCACGTTTAGAGCAAGCAAGTTTATGCTTACGGAAATCTTTTCGAAGTTGTTTCACTTGATCAACTGTTACTGTATCATTGAGTTTATTAGTGGATTCTTTAGGATCCCGAGTTGTACGATATACAACACTGAAGCCCTCTTCCTCTTCATCTTCCAATAGTTCAAAGTCCATATCTAACATTTGTTTGGCATCACCGTTATAAGGGAAGAAGTATTGATCTCCTAATGCTTTGGAGAAGAACCCTTCTTCGATTTTTTGTGTCACTAATAGATCTTTACGATATAAGGCAACACGACGATGATCATCTAATGTGACAGGAACTGTTCTAGTGGCAGGTGCTCTAAAGGAACCGCCTTCAAACACATGACCAATTTGGATTTGATTCCCTTCGGAATCGAGCATGTCTGTGATATCAGTCCATAATGAAATAGGAGAGAAAATAGTTCTAACCCATGTTAAATCATTAAGGGTCTCTACGATATCGTTTACACGCCCATATTTAATTTCAGCAAAACGATTCATATGATAGTCCTCCTATAATTATACAATGTAAATACGACCACCAGGGATTTTACCTGCTAAGCTATCTACTTCTTGTTTATTGTAGACTTCTTCTTTTGCATAGGTTTGTGAACGTAGATATACATCACGTTTCAATGCATATTCACTAGCATCTACATTACCAAGTTTAGATGCATTCTCAGCAACAAAACCTTCCATAGCGGAAGCAGGAATTGTAATATCACGAGAACCATCAAATTCAATACCATTGATACGAATCGCTCTGGATAAGCGAGTTGCCACTTCAGAAGTTGAAGCAGAATCTACTTTAGGGATTGTGATATTTTGAGAACCATCGAACGTTACCCCATTAATGGTCACAGCTTTTTTCAATTTACCTGTAGTTTTGGAGTACGTTACATCGTCGATATTAATATTTTGAGAACCATCAAAGGTAACACCATTAATTGTTACAGAACGACTTAATTTATCAGCAGTTCTAGCACGGTCTGCTAAGGCTGCTTGGTCAATACCTGTCGTTTTGAACGTATTTACGATTTTAACTGCGGCATCTACATTAGAGCGGATTTTCAACAATTCCGTTTGATAGGCATCCATGTTACTAGAAATAGTTGTTACACTAGATTGCATTCGATTGATTTGATTGCGAATGTCTGGATGTGCCAATGGGGAAGCGTTGTGAGCTTCTAATGAGCCTACATTAATCGTACTACCTGGTGTTGTAGAACCGGTATCAATACCAGTAAATTTACCGTTATCAGTCCACATATAAATGGCACCTTCATCTTTAGTTGTGATGGCATTATATGCAGCACGGTTTTCTATCATAATAATATTAAGACCCAAGGTACCATCACTATCAATTTGGAAGTTATTGTTGACTTTCAAACGACCATGGTCATTCAGGTGACCGAAGCGAGTATTACGAATCGCAGAATCTAATTTCTTGAATGCGTCCATACCCGTATCTTTATTATTCAATTCACCTTGTAAATGAATGTGTGTGTCAGGTACTTGAGTATAACCATGCATCATAACATCGGTAGCATTATTTTCAAAATATACAACTACGTAATCTTGACCACGACCACCTTGTTCAACGCATGTGTTATACTTATATTGACTATGGAGGACCTTAATTTGATTATCAGGCATTATACATGTACCTCCTTCATTGTTTTATATGTAATAGAAGTAATTAGTATAATGTTACCATGACGGATTTGGCAAAAAAAAAGAATACCCAGCGGTATTCCTTGTCTGTTGACTATTCTATGATACTTATATATAAGTTTACCAAAGTTGTAGTATTTCAATATAACGTCGCTTGCATCAGTATTTCTACTAATGGGGCACATAACTGATCTTATCCATCAGTCACAGTACCATCCCCTTAAAGATATTTCTATCTGTAAGGTCACATAAGAATTCTCTTCTTATGTGGATATGTAATTATGTGATATATTCACCCATGTTTATTATGTTTTTAACTTTGGCTCTACTACAAAGGAGCCGCCATACATAACCTCATATATCATTACATATCTCTCAAGCTTCATTATACGTTATTATCATAGAATAGCTACTATATTAATTTAGAGATAAAGTTGCATGCACCATAAGTCTTTCACCTCTTATAGCGGACCAATGAATATTTCTACCCATTGATTCTATCGATATCGGACCATCCTAGCTATTAGGTCTCCCCTACGGCTAGAACTAGATCACCTTTCGGTAACCAGATATCGATCATGGAGAGCCTCTCGACTTACCCCCATGGATATACACTCAGATCTATATTAACCTAACCGTCCCTCTCTAATATAGTTGAGTCCGAACGGGTTAATTTTTATAGTATATGTATATCTTCACGCTTCTCATGTTACTACGTCACCATCTTGTAGCCAATCGCGAACTAAGTATGACATACGTAGCTTAATCTCTATTATGTTTGTAATTCATTCATTATTTGTGAACGAACTTATAACCATTTACACCAACCATCTCATCAACCTCAAGCAAATAGCATTTTGAGCTTGGTGACTCGCCTCTTCGTAATGAAACGAGTTGGGTGTTGGATAGTGCGATATCTCTAAATATATCGACAAATGTACGACTGGCTAAGATTTTACCTTTTTCGTAGACGAGTGTTCGCTCCATAAATGAATAGTAAGAGATGTTCATGGTCTCAAGAAGTAATCTATATGATATCATGAACTCCTTACCATAACCTTCTAGTAGGAGATCTAGTATCATACCATTTTTAATACTCTCGGCACCATACCTATCATCAATATAATCAGCTAATCCATCTATAAAGGATTGCTTTATTTTCGATTTCGCATTTAATAAACCGGTAGGTATTGCACTATGATGCTGTATAAACTCACCGACTTTAACGTCAAACCAACGGGATAATATAGTTCTAAACTCTGGGATAAACCCTTCATCTGTATTATCAGATGATATGCACATAGTAGTGCCATTGTTATAGACTCCCGTTGTTACAGATGAGATATCCAACTCATCATCGAGTTTAGTGTATCTATTGAAATACTCACTACATCGATTGAGTAAGTTTATCAATTTAGACTTCTCGAAATCTATAGTATCAAACCTAATCAATAGCGATCCTTTATCGCTATATCCGATACTAGAGATAGAACGATAAATGTACCCAAATATATAAGCGACCATTCGCTCAATCTCATCCTCGGTATCAGTTCTATCCCAAATAAGGTCATCCGAATTCGAGATTTGACATTTAATGAACTTTCCATCAACGGGGTTCAGTTGGGTTCCATCGGACGAATATATCTCGAGGGAGTGTAGATGAGTTAATTCTTCTACAATGTTATTAGGCTTAGCCTCGATCATAGATGTATGTTTTTTGATGGAACGGATATTACCCCCTGTTGTGCCGATATCATCTAGTCGTTTATAGATATCTTTTACACATTCAGTAATTATTCGTTCACCACGTTTATATGTGATATAGTCACCTTTATGCACTATTAATTTATACATAATAGCACCTCCTTATTGAGTTTAGTATCCATGGCTTATCTATTATTTGAGTATCGGTTTATCATTGTTGGTTATTTATGTACGTATTTATAACCATTTACACCGATCATTTCATCTACTTCTAGTAGATAGCATCGCCGTGTTAACGATTCACCCCTATTGAGATTTACGATTTGGGTGTCCGATAATGCAACATCCCTGAATATGTCGGCAAATGTTCTACTTGCCATTACGGTTGACTTCATATGCCCACATACGTCAGAATCAGTGAATGAGTAGTATGATATACTCATTGCCTCCAATAGTAGTCGATACGATAAAACGAAATCCTTACTAGACCCTTCTATGAGAAGATCCAGTATCATCTCATTACGTTTATCTTTATCACTGTAGTAATAATCGATAAAATCAGCTAACCCATCGATAAATGCACGCTTAACATGAGTTTTCGCATTAAGTAGACCGAATGGTATGCATTTATAATGTTTGAACAAACGGTCGTTCTTCGTGGAAAACCAAGCCATCATCGTATATCTAAACTTATCAATGAAGGACTTTGATGTTATAGATAGAGAAACAATCTCGTGGTGTAGTCCACTATGTTTCTCTTTAAATTTGATCATATCCTTACATGAGTTTAGCTTATTGTAAGATGAAAGCGCATCGGTAAATAAGCTACATACAGATGTTATTTCTATATCCTTCACAGGAAATCTCAGGATTAGATTTCCATTCTCACCATAACCTATAGTATCTAATGAGCGGTAGATGAATCCAAATAGATATGCGATTAATCTATCCTCTTCATCTTCGATATCCATTTTTCCCCGGACTATATCATCGGAATTGGATATATCACACTTAACGAATTCAGACTTACCACTATTCAACAAGTTGAACTTTTCATCATATATTTCAACGGCATATAGATGTGTAAGTTCATCAAGTCTATCAAGCGGTTTTCCTTCGACATTACCCAACGTCTTCTTAATACTCTTAACATTGGTGTCATCGACATTAAGTTTACTATGACGTTTATATAAAACATCTACGCGGTCAGTGATTATACGCTCACCTAATCTATAAGTGATATAATCACCTTTGTGAACTAGTACTTTATACATACTAAGTACCTCCTTTTTATAGTTTATTTGATAGAATCGTTTCTATCTTACGTTAATAATATATAATCGAAAAGAAAGATAAAAAAAAGAATACCCGAAGGTATTCTTTTTATTTCTAAAACAATGCTTCTAGTCTATCCAAAGACTCTAAGAAGCATGTTCTATTCCGACCAGTGTATCTAACGATACCCAAGTGGATATGGTAAGCCACTAATTCGGACTCTACCTCTCCACTAAATTCGTTGTAGGTTAGCAATAATCCATAATACACAGATCGGAAAATGTTGCTTGCATGTTCATCAACATTGAAAAAGATAAATTTATGTCGTCCCCATTTATCTGTTAATCGAGTAACATGTTTATTACCGACCCTTACATGCTCGGTTTTAAATCTTGAGTTATCTTCTAATACGGTATTGAGACTCGTACCAAAATAACGACATAGCATGATTGAATAGATGTAAAGTGGCCAATAGACCACTTTACCAATTAGAAACATAATAACTTTTACTAATACATTACTTTTCATTTTTATTCTCCTTTTTTAAATAATTAGAATAGGTCTTCAAGTAGAGAACCTAGTAAGTCGAGCTCTAGTTCTACATCAAGTGAAGAGTCATAAGACTCGAACTCGGCGAATTTAAACTCGTCCACAACAGATGCTTTTACTTGTTCTAAAGAAACTTGTACCATAATAAACCTCCTATAAAATTAAAAATAAATATAATATTACATTACTTCACATCAATAATATATACTTATAGAAGGTAAAAATACGGAAAATAATGGCGATGTATCCAAAGCAATAAGCCAACACGATTATTGCCCGGATACATCACCATCATCATTAGGAGTACCATGAAAGAAAAGTATCTACCTATATGTCTATAAAAACGTCATTTTAACATTACTGTAATACAAAATCATATAACTCATCCTATGAAAGGAGAATGCATATATGCTTAGAGAGTTTAATGAATATAAAATATCTCTCCTTATTAGAGGCGAGAACTCTAGCGGAGATGATCTTGATATTCAGATTCCTAAGACATTCGCCGAAGGCGTCTATATCAATAAACAAAAAGATACTGTATTAGATCATGTACGAAGTCAAATCGTGCATGCTACTAAGAAAGATCATATCATCTTAGCCCATGGTAATAAACCATTAGGATTTGCTATCCTAGAACCAACAGGGTATTTGAAAGATGATCAATACAACCCAATTCTTGTTGGGATTAATCGGGAATATAAAAATATCGTACAGATGTTAATCCGTTCTAAACTAGACCCAGTGCACGATATTGGTACTATGGTTATGGTATTAGATGCCTCTAAAGGTGATGATACTGTTAAGAAAGCTCATAGTTGGGCAACGTACCGATTCAAAGGTGGAGATTCTAGTTACCTAGAAAACTGGGATAAGATGGCTGAAGAAGAATCTATCGAATTCAGTTTCTCTTGGGCCGATTTAGGTGCTCCATTTAGATCCACAAAAGATGAAATCGATCGATTGGGACAAGAAGGTCATACCCATGAAGCTATGGAAGCTTTGAATAAATTATCTGCGATTCTTGATCATCTATACTTTGGTACGACTAAGATTCGTAAACGGGAAGAAGTACCTTCTTATAAAGTTACTGATAACTTGATGAGTAATAAACTCTTCCCAGGTGACTTAGTTATGTACGTAACAGGGGAACGAGAAAACCCAAAATTGACTCCATTCGGTGACCCAATCCATGACCACAATCAAGATACCTATCCTCATCAAGCACAAGTCATTCGTCCAGATACATTAACCTTACATGGTGATATGACTGGGTATTATGAAAATAATCAAGATATGGTCATTGCCCCTAAGATTAAAAGTAATATGGTAACGAAACTCGATCGTTTCTTTGCTAATTGCCATAATCTAGTTAAAGTACCTTGGTATGATACAGCTGAAGTTAAAAGTATGAAAGAAATGTTCATGAATTGTGAAACATTGGCTGATATTCCTACGTTCCAAACAGATAAATTGGAAAATGCATCACGTATGTTCCTTGGTTGCTCATCATTAAAGTATTTTCCATATATTACCACATTGATGTTAACTGATACATCTGAGATGTTTAAAGATTGTACATCATTAGTGAATATTCCTAGTTTAGAACTACATCGTGTAACAGATGCTCATAGTATGTACCAAAATTGTACATTATTATCGACTCCACAGCGAGTAGCATTACCAATGGTAGAAAATACCATTTCTATGTACGAAAATTGTATCGATTTAGAAGTGGTAACTTCGTTAGCTATTCCATCGGCAAAAACATGTGAATCCATGTTCCGCAACTGCGAAAAGCTAACTACTGTTAGTAATATCAATCTTAGCGGATGTACAAATGCTGAGAATATCTTTGATGGATGTATTAGATTAAGAAATATATCCTGTCAGCAGAATAGCATAGGTTGTAACATTTCTTTTACAAATACTCAGCTTACAAACCAATCATTCGAACAAGTCATCGGAGGGTTAAAAGATCAACTCCATGATCCAAAAACGGTCGATGTACGTAATACGAATGTTGATGTTACTGATAACCGTGTAATGAATTTAATCAACAATGCTAAGATTAAAGGTTGGACTGTATTACATTAACTTTTAATCAAAATAGAACAATAAAGTACGCATTGTTTAACCTCTTTCTTTGCAATGTGTTATCTTATCTTCGTGATAGATGTAGCGTACCACCCAACCATAATATACCTCCACATATTATATGGATATGGCTACATCTATCACATCTCTATCAAAAAAAATAAAAAAAAAGAGAACTAGTCAATGACTAGTTCTCTTCTTCTTGTCCTCAGTTGAAGTTCAACCCATAGCAGCCTGTAGGCATGCCGGATTCATCTTTACGTAAGGACCCTGGAGAAGCCAGGTCTTTGCGGTCAGGCAACGCCTGTCTTACCGCCATGGACACTATGATGACTACGTCATCTTGTGCTTCTGGCAGACCTTCAACTTCTCCGTAAACAGTATGGAATTTCTGTAAGCCTTGGTCTTCGGCAATCATCTCGGTTTTTTCAGCTCGACGAGCTTGTGTACCGGAGAATGGTACCTCGACTACAAGAGCATCTGTCTCGGTGTTATACACCTTGACAGTATGCTTTCCACACATGTTTATATAAGTTAATCGACCATGTTTTACTGTTACTAAATCCATTATTCTTCACCTCCTTCTTCGGATTCGGATTGATGGTCAGTCAACCCTAACATCCGAGCAACATGATGTGGCCGAGCTGTTGCATAGACCACGAAACCTAAAGCAGCACCATCAAGTAAAGCAAATAATAAACCCATAATTAAGTTCTCCTTTCGGACTAAAAGTAAAATAAAAATCTTTCTTGAACAGAATCTACGGAACTCTTTTGTCTCATCTAAACTATATTTCCGTTTCTATTCATGATTGTAATATATAAACAAAGTAGTATACTTTTACACATATTTTTGGCAAAAAAAAGAATACATCAAATTGATGTATTCTTTCTAATACTATGAGTTCAAGAAATCCTTATGGGCTAAGACCCATTCCTTTAATTCCTCAAAATCAAGTAAGTATTCATTGTCAGTGACATGTTCACCAATAACGAAAGCAGTAGCTTCATATACGTTCGGCTTAGCATCTAAGCGAACGATAGATAAAGCTTTCGTTACTTCATGGTTGGATACCTTAGTATCATACAACCAAGTGTAACCATAAGAGGTATAACCATGAGCCCCATGGATTACTACGTTATGGTCATCACCAAATGTTTCAACTAAAAACGCATTTAAATCCTTATCTAACTGAGTCATTTACTTTCTCCTTTATTAATACAATATACTTTTATACGTATCTATAATATATATTCAACTTAGTATACTTTTACAGTTAACAAAAAAAAGAGAATGAGTTTATAAACTCATTCTCTATCTATCACTTATCTAAGAAATTCCGATGCTTGTTACACCAGTCCTGCACCTCTTCTATTGAATATAGATTAACTGGGTCACTGACTTGATGTGTATCTCTACATGCTATTGCACACTCATATGAATCTGGTTGATAACATAGTCTAACAATCGATAAATGATGAGATCCTTTCATAGAGAAAATCTTTACATCAAACAAGAATGGTCTACCACTATTGATAACTATATATCCGTACTTAGAAAATTCGTCAATCCATTTGATTAACGCTAGATCGTTCTTTTTCATACCTATAATCTCCTTTTATTATCATCACTACAAAATAATAGAACTATTGAGTATGTCTATGAATACCCTAATTTTTATTAGAATAGAAGGAAATGGACGGAGGCTAAGTCCAGTTTACTATAAGATATATTTGATAATGATTACACTAATTAGAGTAGCAAGTATTTGGCAAAGTATACTGATTGCTACTTTAAGTACAGATATCATACTATGGTATCTCATAGGAAACTCCTTTCCCTCAATAGTTCTTCTTATATATAATATATAAATACAAAAAGAATAGAGATATGCATTACGCATATCTCTATTTCTATTATTCACCAGCAATCACACCAGTTACTTTGTAAACCATGTCGCCTTCTTTATTATCTAAAGTATCAACATTTTCACCATATTTAATGGTACCTGTTTGACCTTTTTTAGCCAAGGCATTCATTTTTTCTTCAGTCAATGTGTTCAATACAGCAAGATTAGCATGTGTATGGTCATTAGCAACCATAGCATCAATATCAGCTTTACTGCTAGTATACATACCATTGATATGGTCTGGATGAACGACATAGTCCATCAATTGTGCTTTAGTAATGAATTCATATGTCTTAGCTTCTGGTGTACCAGTGACTTTAACAATTTCCCAACCTTCATGACGTGCAGCTACATCGTCATTATCTTGAGCGTCAAGAACCATTACCATTTCACCAACTTTAACGTCGGCAGCTGCTTTCAATGCAGCAAAGTTAGCATAGTCACGAAGACCTACACCTTTAGTACCCATCAACGTATCAGGTACTAAGCCTTTATTATCAAGAACAAGGCCCTTGTTCAACACATTCGCACGTTGGTCAGCTGTTACATGGATATCAGCATTAGCAAAGTGTTCGCGTGTTGCTTCATTGTCTTGTAAGCCGTCAACTAGTGTTTGAGGATAATATACATGGTATTGATTATCAGACTCAAGTCGACGAATTACAATCTTTTTAATATCATTAGCCATTTACTATGCTCCTTATTTAAAAACATAAATGTGGAATTAGCTATTTGCATTATATAAATGTTAAATAGTCAGTAGGTAAAAGCACAAAAAAAAGAGAACCCGAAGGTTCTCTTTTTAGTTGTTGTAATAATCAAGTCGTTTGATATCCTTTAGGATTTTGGCGACCTTGCGGTGCTTTCCTAATAATCGATACCCAGCGATGATTACCTTCAAGTTCGATGGGGTTGCGGTGATATCATACTCCTCACCTTCGAAAATTTGTGTTAGACGATTATCCTTACCATTGAATTTCACACTTGTGAATCCTAGAGCTTTCATGTAGTCCAATGAAAGCTCTTCACCCAACCACTCTGGATGCCAATCACCGAGCAGCTCTTCTGGGTCAATCAGTTCGTATTTTAATATTTCCAAAAATCTTTGTTCTAATATGTTACTTGGAATAGCTACCAATCCACCAACCACGTCTTCATACACTTTAGTAAATCTCATTATAATTTTCCTCCTCTAATTAAAGAATGGTGTCGTCTATAAACATACCCAAAACTAGGGCAATAATAATGATTGGGATTTCTAAATACGTAAACCATTTTGGCTGCTGTTTACCAGCACCAAAGATAAATAGGCTGATGGCACCCATTACCATAGCCACAGTTGTTATAATATCAGTAAAAGTAAACATTTTATTTTCTCCTTTGTAATACATTATTATAATTATAATTATGAATAGAACCAATGATTATTTTTAATGACTTGATATACTTTTCGATACCAGTTGAAATAAAAGGAGGTCATTAAAAAGCTGAAACTATCATAAAATAAGTTTGATGATCAATGTGCTAACTAATGTTACGATTGTTTGTGTCACAATCATCACCATTAGGTCGAACATCAATCTAATCAATTGATATTTCATAACAGTTCCTTTCCCATTGGTTCTATTCATAATTATAATATATATTTGATACCTGTAGAAATACTGATAAATGTGGATATACTCATATCGAGTATATCCACTTAGTTTTATCTTATAGAGCAGGCAATACAATCCAACCTTTATTGGTTGCTACTGCACGTTCTGTTGGTGTTAATTTAGTAACACCTGGTGTACCGATTAGATTGATAACTTTGTTAGTTGTGATAGCAGGTAAGCTAGCAAACAAACGACGGATACAATCTAAATCAAGTTTAGTATTTTCTAAAGAAATAGAGCAAGTTAATGTATTAGGTTTGAAAGAAATTTCAGAAAGACTGAAGCATTCGTTAAAGGTTTTCAATAATCCTTCATCGGTTGTTACACCAGATACATCAAGTTCAGGAAGACTTTCCAAGGAACGACAACCATTGAACATTTGGCTCATATCAGCAATAGAACCTGTGTTCTTCAATGCTAATACTTTCTTCATAGATTCACAACCAGAGAACATACCTGCTGTAGTGGTAGCAGATTTGAAATCAAGTTCTGGACCATATTTCAATTTCTTGCAGTTATAGAACATAGAATCGAATGTTTTACCTTTAAAGGAATAGAATGGTGGTAATTCACGAATGGCTCCACATTCATAGAACATGCCTGTGAAATCTGTTACATTGCGTGTATCGTATTGATTCACCACTTCTAAGTTATTACAACGGTAGAACATACGACGCATTACTTTTGTTTTATTAGTACGAAGTAATGGAGATGTAGTCATACTTACTTGATCACGGTATTTTTCATAGCATGTATCCGTCGCTTCTTCCACAGAAGGATCATGCCACCAAGATTGACCAATAGAAGGTTTATACCAGAAATCACCAGATCGCATATCACGACCGATACCTACTGGTTTTTCTACGGCACCTACATACACTTGGACAATGTTAGCATCTTCACCCACACGTTTTTCTTTATGAGTGAAATACTCATGGTCAAATACAGTATCAGCGTTTGCTTGGCCTAAGGAATGTAATGCGGTTAAATCACGATGGATATGAGCATTACGAACCATGTCATCAATATCAGCTGGGTTGGATTGTGGATGGTTCTTTACATTTTGCCAATGCATATCAATTTCAATGGCTTCCTGTTCGGAAACTTTTTCCCATCCTTTAGTAAGATCTTCGAAATGTTGATCTTTCGTACGACGATAAACTGCCCATCCCGTATCAACGGATGGGTCACCAGTAGCATCCAATACCATAACCAATTTACCAGGTTGAGCTTTGGATTCTAATAAAAGGTCAGCAATTGTGTCGTACTCTTTATTAATCGCTAAGAGTTCTTTCTTAATACGATCAGTACCCAAAAAGTTACCTTCTTCAAGAAGTACATAACCATTCGGTCTATTAACATTGTTAATCAAGCGACGTTCTGTCGAATAAATATGAGACAAGAAGTCGGTACAATGTTCTTTGAGCGTAATGTCTGTCGCCATAACTTGTTCGGCAGCGGTTTTAGGATATAAAATCTTATAAGAACCATCATCCTGACGAATCATCATAGTGAAGACGCGTTCAAGCATATAATTGCTCATTGAAACACTCTCCTTTTCATTTATATGAACTGTAAATTGAGATTGTTAAAATATTACTATAATGTTAGGATATGGGTATCTAAGGTAAAAAAAAGAAACCTCATAAGAGGTTTCTTTTATTGATTATAGATGTATTGAATTTGGGAAATCCATTACATTTGATTGATGATAGTATATGCAATCGAACTCATCAGTTCCACCTTCTTCCATAAAATATTTAGCACGTATAATACCGATAAGAATTCTGACTTTTAAATTGTCTGATAGATCACAATCACTATACTCTTCCATACGTTTATTCAATTTGACACTTATTTTTGTTTTTTCTTTACATATTTCAATCGTAACCGTATTTGTTGTAATAGCATTTTCAAATTGCTTAACATCCATATCTTCGATTTCAGCAATGCGTTTAAAATTGATTGGGGATATATCATTTATATTCATATAACTTGACATATATGAATGATTTGATATTTCTAACATGTATTCCAGAGCCTCGTTTGCAGGTCCTGTGAGTTTATCTACCACACAACATAATAGTGTCATTGCAACACTGGATTCATAGAAATCACTATTACGGTCAATCTCATTTGCTGTTAATGGAATATCTTCCCGTGATATAAGTTTCTTATATACTGATAGATATTGATACATAGCACTCATAGAATATATAATATTTATATGACGAAATTGATTAGTATTTTCTTGATTTTCGTCAAATAGTTCACAGACTAATAGATTTGGTTTCTTGCGATAGAAACGTAGAAACTTAATATTGAGGTTTGTGTCCTCAATGAAATTTAGTACGTCAACGTAAATGTCATTTAGATAGTTTTCAAAAATTCTTTCCATTTTAATTTCTCCTTTATATGAAAAAATAAGTTAAGGAATAGATACCCTATGTATCTATTCCTTATAATAATATATATTTAAGAGTCGTTAAAATACGAAAAAAAAGAACCCCGTAGGGTTCCTTTTTCTTATTCTCTATCTAAAGTGAATAAAGAACGTTCAACACCAAGTGTTTTGGAATCTGGATAGTATACACAACCAAATCCATTAGAGGTATCGGCTTCTAAGAAATACTTAGCATATAGATACCCAATCGCTACACGTATTTTTAAGCCAGTTGTGTATTTTTCACATGGTCTAATCATATCTGTTATACGGGTAGCAATATCAACAACTACTTTATTTGTGATATCTTTTCTAAATGTAATTGTGCTTGTATTTGAACATACGTTATCATAAATAGCGGCTAAATCAATATCTTCATACTCTAAGATATTTGGAAGATCGGAGCTTCCGATGTTAAGTAACTCTTTATACATAGATGGATAATTTGCCATAGATGATTCAATCATATCTTCCAATAGTTCATAGATTGCATAATCAAAGTTAATTTCATATGCACGATAGACTAATTCCAGTGCTACAATTTCATCTACATTGTCAATATCTATATCGATAGAACATGCAGTAGATGGAATATCATCTGGACTAAATGTATACTCACCTTCACGTACCACATAGTAATTACTATCAGTAGAGAATATGAAATCTACTTGTTGACAACGATCTTGTTCGATATCCACTAAGTCATAGATATGACAGATAATACGTTCTGGTTCTTTCTTGTAAGAAATAGACAATGCCAAAACATTGCGTTTTGGATTAGTTAATTCTTTCATAATACGAAGATACACTTGAGTTAAAGTTTCATTTTTTGATTTAAAGTTCATTTTGAACCTCCTGAAATAGAATAAAAAATATAAAATAGTTTTAGATGTTCTCCTCTTTTCATCTATTACTATAATATATATTTATATCTCAGGATAAAAAAATATGGGATAGGGTCGAATTTCCCTATCCCGTATTCTATGTTAAGATTAATCCTTTTGTGCTCGGATTTTTTCAGAGAATCGTTGTTCCAATTGAGTTAAGAATCCAGTGGATGCCACTAATAAGAAGATATAAATACGATTTCTGATCTTAACATGATAGCTTTCAGTTGTTTCAATTTCAGCTTGAAGTTGTTTAATCAACTCTTCTTTACGAGCTTCTAAGAAAACAACAGCTTCATCCCGAATCATTGCCACTGCTTGTTGTGTGATTTCATCAACCATAGAATCAGCAGTTTCTTGCAATGCTTCTTGGAATGCAGCTTGTATAGTACCCTTGTCAAGAAGTTTGGCAAGGTCTTTAGTGTTAGCCATATGTAAATACCATCCTTTCGAAAAATAATTTGATATTTACATAATTGTTAATGTTCATCCTATAACTTTTTATTTAAAAAACTATTGACAAGATTCACCGACAATAGTATAATGATTTTATAGTTTTTAATACAGAAAGGAAGTGGATCTATGTTCGAAGAGATCACAAACTTTTTCACTGCTCTTACTGGAGATTTTAGTAAGACAGAAATCATTACTATTGTTGCCATCTTAGCGATCCTTTACTTTCTAGCTTTTGTAGCTAAAAAAGTAGTTTTCGTTTTGTATAATAGAAGCAAAAATGAAGTTATCGTATCCATCATGGAACGATTCATTTGTAGTTTAGATGAATTTGCCGATAATATGACAAATGCTGATAAACGGGCTGCGGCTATTGATAAATTACAAAGCTTGCTATCCTACAAGGTAATCCGCTTACCTCGTTTTGTACTTGGTTGGATTATTGATATGCAAGTAGCGGAAATTCGTCGTTTACAATCCGAAAGTGAAAAAGATACAGATTTACATAAAGACTAATCGAATACACCAAAGGGGTTGAGGTAGCGTGGCTAAATTTAAACAAGCATTTCTATATTACCGTGCTAGAACGCAAACTGTAATTGGGGTTGCTCTATTAGCAATTATTGCCGCAGTATCAGTATTTCATTTTTTCCTATTTAATACGGAAATGGATAAGTTACGTGAACGGATTGTTCAAAATGACGAAACCTATACAGAGATTAAATGGAAAATGATTGATGCTACCTTACGTGATGCTGATTTCTTGGCGGATATTACCGCCAAGAATACATCTGAGCATATTGTGGCTGATATAGAGAAACAATATCCAGATAAAGAAGTGTTACGTAGCGAATTGGAGCAATCTAAAGAATTAACTCCCCAATTTGCTGAGATTCTAGTGAGTAATATAGAAAATCGTTTCTTATATAATATTGATAATTATGATAACAGTCTCATCGTCATGAATCGAGAACGTATCATTGCTGATATGGATCCATCTACGAGTGACTTGGGACGAGATACGTCTAATAGTGATAGAGATAAAGAATACAATCCGATTCTATACAAAAAAGCTATGGATGCGATCATACGTCAACATGATAGTTCTCGACTCATTTTCTATGAGCCAGTAGCAAATTCTAATCACAATCATGTCATCATTAATGAGATGAAACTTAGTGCATTACGTAACGTATACATAAAAGAGGGATTAGAAGGTCTATCATCGTATGTATTTTTAGCACCATACTATATCACTAACAAAGGCGATATTTTTGGTACACCCGATTATAACAATAAAGGGTTTACTAACAATCATAAATTCATTATCATTCAACGATTTAATATTGCTGATATTATGCAGAGTGCCCATCCTGGGCTTCTTGAATCAATCGATAAAGAACGAGATGCCATTGATCGCGATATTCAAAATCAAATGGGTTTCAAAGCCATTACATACCTAGCTACATTAGGTATTAATATATTTGCTCTATTCTGCGTGATTTTCTTCTTGAGTTCTACTCATCGTAAGAATCGTTGTCCGAGATTGGAGCCATTCTCTGAAAGAGAACAATAATTGAATATGTTATTTAAGATAAGTAGGTGATATAGTGTGGATCATGAGTTAATACTCACTGTGCTCGGATTTGACGTTTTTTATATCATCGAAATTATTGGTTACTTTTTATTTGCGTTGATTGGGTCATGCTTAAAAGAAATCTATCTATTTCGAATTAAGCACACGACAACACACAAAGGTAGGATGATACGTATCATCATTGGTACGATCGTGGCCACCTTCTTGTCGCTTGCTTTTAAAGATTGGTTTCTTCCTGACCGAGGAACATGGAAGATCATGTCTTTCATCAGTTTCCTCTTTGGGGTTCTTGGGTTCGATTTGTTTGGTAAACTCTCTTCTATTGATGGGATCAAAGATCTAGCTAAAGATATTAGAGATGTCAAACATATCATGACTCATGATGATGAAGAGGACTCTCCAAATCATGATAAAGAGAAGCCTGATATCACTGATGAGAAAATAAAGAAATAACCTGATATACCAGACCATAGTAGTAATACTATGGTCTTATTTCGTCAAAAAAAAAGAATACCCGAAGGTATTCTTTTTTATTATTCTGCTACAAGAGTGACATTTTCGCCAATGTCTTTTAACTCTTCATAGCGTTTCAAAGTTGTGACAACTTTGATTTTGTCGTTAACACGACATTCTGTAATGCCATGATATCCCAATGACTCACGCATCACTTTACCGGAATCATACCGGTCAGATGCAAATTTGTTAGAGATACCAATTGGGGTATCACCACGTTGCACAACATACTGTACAACCACCCCTCTATCTGGACCATAACAGTCTTGGTAGAAATCATATGTACCATAACCGATACCCAATACAAATAATAATCCTAAAATTAATCCAAATACTTTGTTCATGATAAACCCTCCCATAAGGTCTTATAAAAATAAAAACAAATAAGTATTGAGATTACCTATCTAAATCTTATTCATATAACATTAAATTAATCTATCCTGAATAAGATTGGAAACAAATCAATGACTATTAATCAAGTAACCATTTGGTTATGATCATCGCCATAGTATTAACGATTACGGAGAATGCAATCTTTAAGACTAGACAAAAGAACAATTTCATTGAAATGTCTTTCATCTTAATTCCTTTCCGGTAGGTAATCTCTATCTATAAAAATAATATATATTTATAAATAAAGACAATCTACGGTAAAAAAAGAAGATACATCCATTCGGGTGTATCTTCTTCTTCATTTATCTTGTCAATTTGATAAACTCATTATGGCAGTTTACATCTGTCTTTTCACGTTGGATAAAACCATTTTCTGTTGCATACCAACTATTAACGCTATCCCGTTCAAAGGTATTGAGGATATCAAATAAACGAGTCTTACAGGATTTGTCATTGATAGGACATAGAATCTCAATTCGTTTATCTAAGTTACGAGTGAGCATATCTGCTGAAGAGATATAGACTCTATCTTTACCTTTAGATACGAATCCATAGATGCGACTATGTTCTAGGAAACGACCTACTACCGATTTAATCGTTACGTTAGTATATCGATCTAATGCAGGTAGTGAACAAATGCCCCGTACACTGATATGCCATTGGCATGTTGGATACTTTTCGATTAAATATTCGATGGTACCCACCATCTCTATATCACTAAGAGAGTTAATCTTAATATAAATATGAGATGGGTCATCTACTGTACTTTCTTTACAGCAGCGAGTCATTTCATCAACCAATGTTGGACGCAGTGTATATGGGGAATACTTAATACGCTTCAATTCATCTGGTTTAGAGAATCCAGTAATCATGTTAAACAGAGAAGTTAAGTCATGACCAATGGCTCGATTAGAGGTTAGATAGCTGATATCGGTATAGATATTCGCTGTCTTTTCATTATAGTTGCCAGTTCCTACATGGGAATAGGTTACAATTCCCTTTTTGGTAGACTTAGTAACAATACACATTTTACAATGTGTCTTAAGACCTTCTAATGAATATACAATGTTACAACCCGCTTGATTCAAGGTGTTAATCAAATTGATATTTTGGCGTTCATCGAACCGAGCTAATAGTTCTAACATGACGGTTACCTTTTTACCAACCATAGCAGCATTACATAATGCTTGAATGATTGGGGACTTTTCAGAGCTTACCCGATATAGGGTTTGTTTAATACTGATAACATCTGGATCGTTTGCCGCTTCTTGGATAAATCCTACTACGGTATCATAGGAATGATATGGATGATGTAGAATCAAATCATCATCATCTAAATAATCAAAGATACTGGTTTCGTCCATAAGCTCAGATGGTAACTTCGGTTTAAATGAAGTCCATAATACATCACCATCAATATATACTTTACGGAATGGTTTCGATTTTAGATATTGATGAGCAATGGTTCGTAACCCGACCGTTTTGGTATTAATAGTATATACATGTTTTCGTTCCACTTTTAATAACTTAGTCAATTTCTTCAACAGAGAAGAGGATGTGGATAGGTCATCAGTGTTCATCTCAACATCGAGATAGATAATATTATTCTCTTCTCGTTTAACCAATACGTTATTTACACGATCGATAATGGAAATATTATCATCATGATCCACTTCTGCATCACACTCTTTAATAACCTTAAATAACATATATTCTTCAATGATTGAATTATTGAAGATCTCATCAAACATCGAACGCACAATATCTTCTACGAAGTAATAATGTTTACCCATACGAATGATACGTGGGATTTGATGAGGGATTTGTAAGAAACAGTAGGTGGCTTTAACACCTTCTTGATTGGAGGCTAATCGAATGAAGAAGTTCACATCATTGTCGTTGAATTTAGGAACTTCTTTATTGGAACCCAATGAAATTGGTGTTAAGATAGGGAATATTTCATGTTTGAAATAGCGTCGTATCTTATCAGTAATCTTAAAGCGTTCATCACCATATCGAATAATGGAGTTACTCATACGTTCAGGAATACCTTTATTTACATACGTATTGATCTTTTCACGTTGTTCTGTGATACGTGTTAATACCTTACGATACGTAGCATTAAGATCATCGTTATCCAATTCCTCCATCGCATGGAATAAACCTGCAAATCGAACAGAGATAAACTCATCTAAGTTAGATGCAGCAATTCCTAAGAATGTCAATCTATCATGGAACGGTATATCAGTTCGATTATACTGTGCAATGACACGGTCATTGAAATCTAACCAAGATAATTCTCTGTCAATAAAATTAGGAGTAGCAACTTCCAATTCGATAGGGACATTAATAGTCAATGGTTCATCACCATCAACAGCCTTAACTAGAGTTGCCGTTGCAACTTCATCGTAGACCTTAGCCATGCTAATAACGTCTTTTACTTTGTTCTTTAGGTTTTGTACAGTTTCCATAATTTTCTCCTTTATATTACATAAAATTAATAATTAAATTATTTACATATATAATGTATATTTGAGTTTTAATTAGTTATTGTGATAACTTTTTTGTACAGTGAGGTATTCAATGAGTATATTAGACAAACTCGCTAAAGCATTCGGATTCAAATCGGATGATGATTTGAAGAAGAAGCAAGAGAAAGAAGAGAGTAAGGGTGCTAGTAAAAAAGAATCTGTTGATCAATATCATAAGGATTTGACCTTTTACTGGGAATTGGCTCTTAAACACCGTAGGCCAGTCACATCCATCGATGCATTCCATGTAGGTAATGCTGATTATAATGCATTATTACTGGTAGCTAAAAATAATAAATTTAGCTTCGAGGATGAATACTTCCAATATGTAGAAGGGGAATCTGACGAAATCAATGAAGATAATGAACAGTATAAATCCCTTCTCAAACGATTCACTCCTGGTACATCTGGTATTGTTTGTAATACTGGTTGGGGTAATATGTGGGTATTGAACTGGAAAGAAAAGAAATTTTACTATTTCGACCATGAAGATTTTACGTATAAAGAAGCATGGGCTGAGAATGGTAAAACATTTGAACAGTTCATGTCTCGTTGTAAGTATGATCATGATGATTATGTAGAAAGGTTCTGTAAATAATGGGGCTATTCGACATCTTTAAAAAGAAAAAGACTAAGGGTTCCAATAAACCAACCGTTGAAGAATTTACACTTCAATCGGAACGTGAATGGGAACATCCATTGAAGAACCGTGAACCATTGGATACGATGTCAACATTTTATGTTGGTAAGGCTACCTATAAGTCTGTACTCATGATCGCTAAAGCAAATAAATTTGATTTTGATGATGAGTATTTCCAACATATTGATTATGATGACACTATTGATGAAACGGTAGAACCTTATAAATCACTTCTTAAACGATTTAAACCTGCCACATCAGGGATTATATTCGAATTAGGAAATGGTGATTATTATGTTCTAAATTGGAAAGAAAAGAAAATTTACTATTTCGACCATGAAGACGATCGATTCAAAGAAGCTCAACCAAATAAAGGCTTGACATTTGATCAATTCATGGGTAAATGTAAAGAAGATTTTGATTGGCATGTAAAGGAATGGTGTTGCTAATGTGGGTCTATTAGATAAAATTAAAAAAGTATTCAAAGGTAAAGGTAAGAACGATAAACCGTCTTACAATCCAGAACAAATGAAGTGGGCTCAAGTTGCGTATGAACAAGCATTGAAACGTAAAGAACCATTTGTAAATCATGAATCTGCGGGTGCAGGTGAATTGAATGAAAAGATTCTGTTAATGCTTGCTAAAGCCAATAAATTTGACCTTGAAGAAGCTGCCGGTGACGATAATGATGATAATGCATCTCCATTGTCTGCTGAAGAACAAAAAGAATGGGCAGCTATGAAACGTCGTTTCTCTTCCTCTACTACAGGTGAAGTATTAGAATATGAAGAAACTATGACTTGCTTCATTTATAATTGGAAAGAAAAACGCGTCTATGAATTGGAATACTACTTTGGTCCTAGAAAGACAATGCAACAGTTGTCTAAACAAGGTGCCAGTGTAGAATCCTTCATCAAAAGCTGTAAAGAAGCCTATCGCTTCATTTCCACTAAAGACGATAAATAATCAAAAAAAAATGAGAGTTAGCGATTGCTAACTCTCTTTCTATTATGATTGATAATTATCATAATAGAATTTTTTATACCGTTCGTAGTTGACCTTGTCTTGGTCAGCCAGTCCTTTCTTGTACCCTATTCGATAGGATACATACCCAATGATTATGAACATTGGTATTATGATCATAAGAAATAAAACCGTTAAAAACGCAAACAAATTAGTCATTATATTTCTCCTTTATATAGAATAAACAATAAGGAATAGATAGTATAACTCTATCTATTCCTTATTATAATATATATTTAAGAGTACCAAATTTACTATCTCAATTTGCAGGTTTTATTAACGTTGTATTATTTGGATCTAATTTATTACATGATCTGAAAGAGTGGAATGCTCCGCTTGGATCAGATAGTATTTGCATTGACCAATCTTGTGGACTACTTCCTTTATGACCTTCTTTTTGCTCATCAAATAACACGGGTCCTTTATTCCGTTTAATATCAGTTAATTCAAAAAATGGGCATAAACTGTAACTAGGTGCATCATTAGGTCGTCTGTCTGTAACGATACATGATTTATCATAGTTGAAACGCAAATCAAATGGGCGCTCATTATACTTAGCTGATGATAATGCATATATATCAGGACCCATAAAAAAGTACCGTTGATTATCATCTGTTGAGTAATATTGATATGGTGTTTCTATAAATATATATAAATCTGTCGGCTCGTTATATAGTACCATACTGTATGTATATGATGATGAAAACGGAATATTGTTTTTATACCACCAAACGATATCCGTTTTTTCAGGTTCAAAAACAACACCATTACCAATAATAGTATGGTCTGGTGTAAAGTATGGTATAGCAAAAGTATAATTTCCAACTCGAGTGATGGGGAATTCATAGCCTCCATATCTGCGATAATATTGGTATAGTTGATATGGTATCCCTGGAAGATATTTGCCAGTAGTATCTGTACTAATGTTATAGAATCTTACTGCTTGTAGTTTCATAAGTTGTTCTATTTCAGGTATATAAACAGGGCTTGTATCAGATGTATTACTTGTGATATAGTATGTTTTTGTATCAAAATTGCCTGTTATACTAGATGGCTTCATATGATCTAATAGATGTATATCAACTACATGTTTTTCATAACTATCCATGTATACCCCCTTATGATTAAAGAAATGATCCTTGGAATCAAAAGACTCCAAGGATCATAGTTAATTAGATTTCAGTAGTACCAGTAGTTTGATACCAGAAGTCGCCAACTTTTAATGTTTCGATAGCAGGTTGTTCAGCTTGAACTACGAATTTAGTTACGTCTTCAGCCATTGCAACTGGAAGACCATCGTAGCAAAGAACGCCATCTTGTTCGGACAATTTGTCCAATACAGCTTTGTTAGCGTGAGTGTGGCTGTTAGTTACAGCAGCGTCGATTGCGGAAACAGTGGATGTAGGTTTGTCTTTCAAGTTTTCCCAGGAAACAACTACATCAAGAGATTCTTTTTCCGCGATTTTTTGCCAAGATGCTAAGTCAGTCAAGTCAGTAGCATTTGTCAAACGACGGTAAATAGCCCAACCAGATTCAACAGTAGGATCTTCAGATGCATCAGTAACCATTACCAATTCACCAGCGTAGATTTTGTTGATGTCAGCCGCTTTCATTGCAGTGATAGTTGCAAATTCAGTGTTGATAGCTAATACGGATGGGTTAATATTTTTGGAAGGAATGAAACCGTTTTCATCCAATACAGCAAAACCATTAGCTTGACCAGCTTTGGACAAACGTTCACGTTCTTCTGCAGTCAAATGTTTAGAAGTATCAGCGATATGGTCTGCTACAGTTGTAGTGTCATCGATGAATACTTGAGAAGCAATAGTTTTAGGATAGAATGTATCATAACCACCAGTAGCATTCTTTTGCATCATCGTAATAAGATGTTTTGTTTCAGCCATTTAGGGGCCTCCTTTTATTATATTTCAAAATGGTTATCGAGTGATATCGATTGTAAAATAATAATTAAATACTTGTTATGAAATTCTCTTAGTTGCTCTTATTGAGCTGGAACTGTAATATCAATATCTTCGAAGCGTGGTGTACCAGCAGGTGGTTCTTCGTCATAGTCTAAGACGAGAACTTTTTGACATGCACCAACGGTAGCATCAGCAATTCTGCTATTTAATATATCTAAGTGTTCTTGTGATAGTTTTGATTTTTCACAACGAATGATTACAGTTTTTAGTTTTTGACAACTTCTGATCATGCCCGATAAATCAAAACCTACCATTCTATAAGTTGCATCTGATCTAACACCATACATGAGCTCTAAGTCTCTGATTCTAGGTAATTGTAATTCTATGTATCTCAATTCTGGACAACCATCAGCTAAATTACCACTATACATAATGGATTGACATTTTATACGAGCTCTTTTGAGATTCGCCATTCTAGTAAGTGTGAGACTAGGGGCAGTATAATTTGATAGTGATATATTCTTATTCGGATTACCATCATTGATAAATGTGATATCAACAGAATCTAATCCAGAACCATCAAGCATATAATTAAAACCGAATAGCTGTTCATTACGGTCACTAAACCAAGTATGGAAAGTTTGTTTAAATTCACCTCTAAGGTTAGGAGTGGTGTTTAAGAAATAATATAAACTACGAGAGTGACTAATATCCATTTTAGGTAATTTTTTCATAGAAACACAATTACGGAACATATATGAGGCGTCTTTTATTTTACCAAATGTCACATTATCAAAAGTGCTACTACGACAATCAGTAAACATATCATTTGCTTTTTCGAGATTACCGAATTGTGTATTGGTCATATTCATAACCCCGCAACTAGTAAACATATTAGATGCAGAGGTAACAGAACTAAAATCAATACCCTTAACTTCTCTAAGTGCACCACATGATTTAAACATTGCAGTTGCATCTACTAACTCATCAAAGTTTTTAGATGGAAGAGCAATCATTGATCCGCACTCAGCAAACATAGATCTAGCAATAGTTACTTTTCTAGTATCTAATTTAGGAATCTCGGTTAATCGACTTGATAATGCAAACATGTAAGATGTATCAGTAAGGTCCTTAGTGTCCAATATAGCATCGATAGAACTCATATTTCTATATGTTGATGGATATACATCAACCATGCGGTAATAATCTCTAGTTAATTTCTTAACTTCTTTGCCTGGTGTAGATGGATCTTCGGTATTATCATTGTCATCAGTATCACCAGTATTAGGATCAATATGAGGGAACTCATAATCATCATCCCAACCACCTGGATCCACTGTACCAGCACCATCAACCAATTCAGTAACTTTACCCCAGATGACATTCTTAGTCATAGTAGGACGTTCTTTACTAATAATGAAGTTACTATATACAAGAATACCATCACGGTTGATATCGATACCTTCGAAATCAGCCATAGATTCTTTCTTAATGGATAACCAAACACGATTCAAACGAGATTTAGGTACATGCCAACTCAATTGAACGAAGTCTTGGTATAAACGAATGGTTTCACTAATGATATCCCATTCTTCCCATTTACGTAAGTCTAATGGACCTGTAATATTATCTTCCAATGCCGTTAAGATAACCAATTCACCCGTATCTGTTAGATATGGGATTTTATCACCTAAATGATACACTTTAGATGGGTCGTATTGGTTAAGAATATAGCGGCCATCACCCATTAACGCGGAGTTGATTAATTGGTCTTTACCTAAACGAGTACTGAACTGCTTAGCTAAGTCCATTACTAATGTATATTTTACCATTTACTGTCACCCCCAACAACACCAATTAAGATATCATGTACAGCTACAGTATGCGTTTCTTTATTGAAACTTTCTGGTAATATAACCTTGAATTTATGCACACGGAGATAGAATTTATCATCCGCAGTCTTTTCAGGATAATCTGTATAATCAATCTTATAAGCCAATAAGTTAATTTGGTCAATTGGCTCATTAATCAAGAATGTTTTAGAGTATGTGCCACGAACAATATCGAATTCAATTTCGACTTTAATATCAGATGCTGTCACAATAGCAGCTGATGTAGCACGTTCGAAATATTCAATACCCACATTAAAACGAATCGAAGAGATAGGGTCTTTTCCATGCGGAATGACAATTCCATTCGTCATCATATTATCAGAATCGATAACAGTACGCACTAGATTTTCATCGAGTGTCATTTTATATATTTTACCTAATGTATTATCGGATACCATACGTTCAGCAAATGCTTCAATATGGGCTTTTGTACGACCGATGTATTCACTAGAAATCATATACCCATCAGAGCCCATGATAGCAAAGGTACCCGTTTCCTTTTGAGACATTAACTCTTCAGGAAAGGCATGGTCTTTGTTACCAATACTCAATGGAGAAAAGCCAAGACCATATAGGTTTTTACCCATTTTTCTTGGTTTATTTGTATTTTCTCTAGGCAAGGTTATACCCTCCTTTATACTAAATTGATATACTTGGGTCTATATAATAACTTGTTCCAAGTGGTTAGAATAAGAAGATTAGGATATACCTAATCTTCTTATTGTATATATTATTCTTTTAATTGGAATACAAATAGTAAGTGTCTATGTTTCCCTTGTTTAGTAAGGTCTCTATATACAAAATCAAGAATACTATTACCACTAGCATTTTTATCCCCAGTCAATTGAGATGCTAAGTAACCACTTAGTCGTTCACCTGTCGCTAAATCATATATGATATATTCCATATCTTGTTTACATGTTTTAGATACAGCCAATCGAGTATTGCTTAAAAATGGATGTTCATATGTGGATGAACCGGCAGCTGTAAATACAGGTCCAACACTTCCTATATCGTTATACACGTTTCGTTCTACACGATTGTAATTCCAATACGTTTCAATCAATGAATAATCTGTATTGAGTGTACCATCTGGATTTAAGATTAAGTTATATTGACTATTAATCGCTGATGGTGTATCAATAAATCTATCAGCTGTTACTTTAATAGTAATTGGTCGTTCCAAATCGATATTTGGTGGAATGATATTGCTCTTAATATATGTAACACGGCTCTCTTTATTCGTTTTAATTTGAGAGATGTCATCCGTATTAGGACGAACCATACCTATAATACCTTGGTTATTCTTGATTCGATTAGTATAGATGTAATGTAAGAATTCTGGAGTTAATCCGTATACCCCAAGAGGGACAGATTTTATTGGTGTAGTCATATCATCATTATAGTAGATCGTATACTTGAATCTATGTTCTACATGATTTTCATATAACTCAGCTAATGAAATGGATGGTCTATATAATACAAATCGATCAGTTGCTGGGTCATATCGTTTAATAGTCATACTACCATTATAGACGACATTATCACCACCAACTTTATCCGTCCTACCCATATTTTCACCAAAATAACCCATACGATATTTATCGAAGGTAGGTAACTTAGCGTCAATATCAGACGTATCAATCGTCACGTTTAATGTGCTATTCGATAAATCTTTTTCACGGAATACAACAAGTAAATCTGTATTCGTAGTTAATTCATCAACATTCGTTTCATATTCAGTCGTTGGTGTATTAGCCCGTGTATGCCAAGCTTTAATTTGATCACGCATACTGATATTTAACGTGAAGTTATCAGGCCCTGATAAATTAACCCCATTTGTATTCGTAAATGGAATACGTTTACCACTGTATAAATCATACACATCACATCGATAACTAATCAATGGGTTCTTACGTTTATAGGTAATAGTCCCCGTTGATGTTTTGGACAAATGATGACCATCTAATGTAATAGTAACATATTGGCCACCATCTTCTACTTTTTCATTATTAATAAACAAATCAAAGTAGTTAACCGCTTGGATAATCTGCCCATTGTTATCAACGAATATAGCATACACAACTGGCACGGTATCCATTGGTGGGTAGAAATAATAGCTAAACTGTGTATTCGGTTCCACGGTAACGATTTGGTCATCTGTGACTACAGGTAATTTCTCTTTAGGAATGACTGTAGTATAACTAGTGTGATATTTTGGGAACGTATCTCCAGCAATAGAGAATTTACCATCAGTGTACTGTAATACATATTGTAGATCTGATGGTCTTGGAATCATCGTTTCACCCATAAATTGAATCAATATGTCTGATTTATCTTTATTATAAAAGGAAAAATTATAACCAGTCACCAACTTACCGAATTTCTTTTTATACCGTCTAATAGCTCTAGGTAACATACCTGGAAATTTTGCTGTCATTCTACTATTACTCATGCCAAGATATTGTCGATATACTGTGTAATCGGTAGTATCTTGTATGCCGTCAGTTAATGATACCATATTTTCTTTACTAAGTTTATTTGGTTCATAGACTACATCCATTCCAGATAAGTCAACATGATAGGTACGATATGGTAGACGTTTCATAAATCTGCCACGTATCTTTTTATCAGTAAATAGGGTACCAATTGGAGATAGAGTATCATAAATATGCTTGAATTTCACAGGATCCAATAATGTTAATATTGTATCTGGAACATAAGGAGCTAACGATTCTCCAAATTTAGCAAAATGGATAACTGATGCATCATTAATCGTTGGGTCATTACATTGTGATTTAATATATGAAATCGCCGATTCCCCATTATCAAAATGATCACCTGTTGGATACGAAGCTTCTAGTATCTGTTTCATCTCTGTATTATCAAACTCAATAACCTCATCAGTAAGAGTATGAATTTTCATGTGTTAATCACCTCATTTATGAATGTGCTATAAGGTCTATCAATACTAGTTTGTCAAAAAAAAGAGTATATATGCCTTACACATATATACTCTTTCTCTTAGTGTCTATGAATATGATGTAGACACATTACACAAAATACAATTGAACAGAGTGATAGAGTTATGCTAAATGAGCAAATTGATATATGTAGTGTATCCATAATCCATCACACTCCTTTACTAGACTAATAGACCATCTAATGCATGTACTTCAATATGATCATTGTTACGAATAATATCTCGTATCAAACGATATGTTATTACATAGTCCACTCGTTTTTCAACTAGGTGAAGAGTACTACAATCAATTCGTATATTTTCCAATTCTCTAATAAAAATATCTAATACTCTGTATATTCTTGAGTCTGGAGTGATAGCTCTATAATAATTAGGTGCTTGAATCACTATAGTACATCGATCCATGATTCGATCGGAATCGATGATGGATACACTAAAATCGTTATATAGTATATCATACTGAATCCAATCAAATTCCATATTTTCTATGATGTCAGATTCTTTAGCTATCCCTAATGAACGTATAATCTGGTCTAATCGAATAGCTGTATTACATAAGTAGGTTGTTCGCATATGATCATAGTCTCTCCTTATTAAAAAAAGAGGATAGCATAGTGCTATCCTCTTATGACTGTTATCGAGTCATTCGTATACGATCTGTTCGCGGATGTTCATACATCGCCAAGAATATATTTTGTACTAGAGTCTTTATACGGTCGATAACTGCGATATCTGGATCATTATTGATTCGAACTTTATCTAGCTGAATACTTCGAGTATATTCAATGATAGCGTTGTCAAATCGAGATCCGTCCATATCATCACCAATATCAATATACGTATGTGCTTCGATAAGGTGATGATCTCTAACATCATGGAAATATAATCGTATTCCCTCGATGCTAGCATGTTTTACAATAGTAATATCCCAATTAGATGTTCCTACATGGGCTTCTATAGGTACTAGCCACTCACATTGTACGGAATTGTCATCCTTTTGGTTGCACGAATACATTAATCGTACATGGGCACGTTCATCAATTTCAAGATAATTGATTAGATCTCGAAGATCAACTGCTATTTGACCTATACTCAATGTTTATTCACCTTCATTCAGAATCACTTCATCATAATCTGTGATGATAAAATCAGATACCTTATATTCATCTAAACTAACCATGTTGAGTCTACGTGTAATCATTCGTTGTATAAAGCCAACGACAGCATTCATATGACTTTCTTTTGTAGTTGTCATACGTACACAGAATGTAACAGAACCATTCAAATCAGGAATTAACTCAGTTTGTAACTGAGAGTGTACTAAGGACATTGGATCATCTTTATCTACTAACACTTGTTGTAGATCCCCATGACCAATCATATTATACACTTCTTTTACTACACCAATACTAGTGTCATCTGATTTGTCGATTTTGAACATTACTACTTCTTGTACTTGTTTCATGATATTTGCTCCCTTAACAAATAAAAATTATATCATACCTAATTGTAAACTCAATTATTATAGGTTATATGGGTATAGTTATCTATACCCACGCATACAGTTAGTCAGCTTCTACAATGAACATGATCATGCCCACTACTTTACCATCAGCAACTACATCATAGAATCTAGGTTCTACTTTAGTAGGAATGATAGCATTTGGATTAGCATGTAATAGTTTCACTTTATATGTATTATTACTATCAGTAAGCAATAATTCATATGGTGTCGTGAAATGTTTATTGGTTTCTTTTGATGGATATAAGACAACACCCAAGTCTTTATCTTCCATATCAATCAATGTACAAACGAAAGTATCATTTGTAAATATAACTGGTTCAAAGATACATTTAGCGGAAATCACAGCCCCCTCAGTTGTATCAGTTAAAAACTGTGTTACACCTGGAAGATGAATGATCCGATCAATATCACTATCGAATGTGGTAAACGTATACCCTTTATCAGCAGTGACTAAATGTAATGAACCGTGTTCGGTATCCAATTCAGATACATTCATATCTTTAGTTGGAATATTGAATGGTACCACACGATTTTTAAATGGTACGTTTTCAATATATACGGAACGTGTCGAATCGACTTTGGCTTGAGCAATGATATGATAGGCTCTAAGGACAGCGTATTCATATTCTTTTCTAAGGGCTCTTGCTAAATCGAATAGAATTGGTTCGATTCCCAATTTGAAGGTTTTAGTCAACACGTAATCGCGACTAGCCAATGTAAATAGTTTAGAACGACTTACTTTGAATTCTCCTACAGGAATTGTTGGAGGTAATTCAGATGGTAGCCCTAATTGAAATCGAGCGAAATCTCTATATAGTCGAGAAAATGTAATTGGATTTGTTTTTCTAGGCATATAGTGATTCTCCTTTCTTAGTTATAATAAATTACACTATTGTCTGATTGATCTTGGATTGATGAAAAAATATACGTAGATAACGGATTGGTTATCTACGTATATGGGTTGATATACTTTATTTTTATTTGGAGGACGTATATCATAAACATGAGCCAAAAATGATAGCTCCGTCATCATGGAAAACATGACATAATGGCAAGAAATGTTATTCCCTAATGATTTGTTATAAAATCCTCCTACTCCTTTCTATACTTCCCAAAATCTATCAGTATCATAATATATGTTTTAATCCGACGTAAGAAAATCCGATACAGGACATCACCTGTATCGGATTTATAGTATTACCAACGAGTCATCATATAGATTGTTTGTACCGCTTCATTAGACGTTTTTCTAGTATTGTTACCATTGACTGATAAAATATTAGAGATAGCTTTCATTTTCTCTTCTGCTTCTAAATTAGCTTCTTGTGAAAATACTGATTTAACAGTAACTTGGTCCCCGTCATAGTCCCCATCTAATGCTTGTAAATACACATTAGACATTTGGAGAACTTCTACGAAGTTAATAGCCACTTTAGATTTATCCATATCTAGGTCAACCAGTGGATAATACTTATATTCTTTACCATTCACTATTAGATGTGTAGTGGTAATCGTAGAAGCCACGTGAACTCGATTAGGGAAAATACTTAAGTGCCCTATAATAGGATATCGTGTGATATAGACATGCTTATCTTTTAAAATATCCTCAGCAGCCACATAGAATAGATCAGTATACGTCATAACACGTTCATGACTTTCCAGTGTTTTTGGATCCGTAATCTGAATCATCGCTGGCATAGAGGAGCCATCTTCAAATTCAATCATGATAGGATCAAACCGACTCGTATAGTTGAAGATAAACGTAGTCATCAGTTTATTGATTTTTTCATCATTGAATTGTGTTGTTGGTTCCTTGGCTTTAATATATCTAAGTTTACCTTTACTATCTCTAATAGCTTTCTTTAAACCCAATGCGTCTACATGATTCACTAGGAAATTTTGTACCCATCCTACAAAGAATGGAGCAAATGTAGAAATACAATGAGAGAGTGGTAAGGCACAATGGTAGAAATCAACAGGCATCTCAGAGGCTTTATTGGTTGTATATTGAGGTGCCGAGATTACTAACCGAGAACAATAATCATCAGATTTACCTAGTACAGCTTGTCGAATTAGCCCATGTTTCTTTTCGATACGAGCTTTAAAGTAATCGTACACTACCACGATTTGTCTTTGAATCTCTAATCGAGTTCCATGTAAGGTAATGGCAAAGTTACCTTGTGTTAACATAGAGGCTAATCGAATCAGCTTTTGGTATGGACCATTGATCTCATGCACAGATGGTTTCTTAGAATCTGTATTTTGTAAATTAATATCTCTATAAAATGCTGGGCAAACAATCTGTTTGCTCATAAACACCTCATCGCGAGTGAAGTGTTTAAATAAAGCGATTTTCTCGCTACGAATCTTCGAATCATTTTCTTTGAATTTGATTCGATTCCAATTCTTATATAAGAATTCGATACCCGTATCACCATTTTCAGGATCTTCTACTAAATACCCATCTTTATCGATGGAATAGTATAACATACCTGAAATCAGTTGATCGAGTTTAGTAAAAATACGTTTAAGAGTCTTATAGGCAAGTGGTTGTAGAAAGTGTCCGTTCAAATCAATATAGGCGAACGTAACTTTACGCTTGCTAGGACTCGTCCCAAAAATTTCAGTAGATAACAACCCATCGGGAGAAGGAACATATCCACGTTCCAATAGAATTGGATTGGTGATTTGTTGAAGGTTGTTAACTTGGACAAACTTATCTACGTTCATTAATACGATTTTCAAAGGATCACCTCTAAATATCTTTAATACTTACAATAATTGTCCCTTCTTCATCCTCATGAACAGTGGAATCGAAGTGTTTGTATAAATAACAAGTTTGGAAATTCTCTTCAATTTCTTGACGAATATCCATATCTACATCAGCGTTTAATGTGATGTATACATCCAATCGACGACGCGTTGGGATACAGTATACATCGTCCACATATTCAATGATATCGTTGTTTTCGATAATATTATAAAAGTACACAAACTTTTGATAGTGGTTTTCTAACAGTTCCTCAAAAATAGAACAATCAGCAATCGTATGATCAGTCAAACGATTGAATACCACAATTCGGTCTTTCACCATAATTATACTTAGACCTCCGTATGTGATTGGTTTGTTTTTTAATAGTTTACCGTCCAAAGTGATGAATCATATACGGATAGAATAATTAACGGGTCTTCATTTCTCGTTCCCGTTTACGATCGAGTTCTTTTTGGCGTTTTTCATCTTCTTTTTGTTCTCTAAGTTTCCGATCAACGCGTATATCTCGACGAAGACGGAGCTCTTTTAATGACATGGATTCAAGTGCAGTGATATCACCATATTCACCTTTAAAGAGCTCAGCCGTTTCATCAATCAATTCATAGAACCGTTTTATCCGATCTGAGTATTCAATCTCTGTTGGACTCTCAGAAAAACAATGCGGTCTAAGTCCATATTGTATTCACCATAATCGTGTTTACATGTAGGACATACGACATGAGAGAAGCCAAAGCTAATGCTATAGCGTCCATTCAAACGATCGAGGTAGCTAAGTATTAATCGGTTTTGGTATTCGTTCATACTGTTAAGCGTTTGAACGATTTTATTTAAGTCTGTGATTTCATAGTATTCGTATTCATCGCTATCTTCAGAGTCATAGTCTGGTACATAGATGGCTTGTACACTGTGAGCTATAACGATAGATGCTTGGTTTTCTTCTGTCAATAAAGATGGATCAAGTTTATTATACAACCGTTCAATCGTATCTTTAGCAGTCAAGAAGCCAAAGTCGATGATAATACCAGAGTCATCATCAAATGCCAAACGATAGGTTTGGTGAATTGGTGCTTTTGCATGCACTTCTTTCGCCTTATCGAGAATCGCAGCACTATTGATGATTTCGGACATGATTTGACTTTGTTCTTCAGTCACTAAATCCGTACGAATCAATTGTTTGTTTTTATACTTGATTTCAAAATCAGCCACTTTATTCTTTACACAAGAATCTGTTTTACATGTGAATGTAATAGCATCTTCTTCTGGGTAGGAAGAGCATAGTAACCCATAAATGAAGTTATTGTAGTCACTAAATGCTGTATTAGCCAAGAAGTCATCAAATGTCTCAAATTCACCAATGGATACTTGTTTCAATTTATCATAAATCAAGGACCATTTTTCCAATACAGAGTTAGCTGTATCAGTACCAGGGGCTTGTGTCAATTTGATAGCTTCAATCGCAGAGATGTTACCCATACGACATGTATAACCAGAAGCCAAAGCAATCACTGGAGATAGTGATTTATCAAAGGATTTCTTAATCACTTTGAAATCATCTTCTGCACTTAATTTCTTTTTGATTTTCAATGTTTGAAGTTTCTTTTCAGATACTTCTACCAATTTAATACGTTTCGCTTTTTCGATACGTTTTTGTTCTTCTTCAGTAAAGATGATGTCGCCCATACCAGATTTGTCAATGATAACGGTAACTTCTTCAGGAGTTGCCATTTTATCACTAGCAACCGCAGGGATTTCTTTACCACCTTTAGTAATTTCCATGAATTTTTCATGTTCAGCTTTAATCTGTTCATCTAATTCAGTTAATGTATTTTGAACACCCTCAACACGGTCTTTGTTAGCCATAGGACCAATTTTATAAGCCGTATCTTCTTTAGGTTTTGGTGTATCAATAATCATACCAGGACCTTCATAGTCATCGGTTGTCGCATCTACTGCTGTGTCAAAATCATCATCACTAATGATCAATCCGTCAGTATCAATAGATGTGCCTTCATGCATAGGAGCATTCATAACACTTGCTGGAATCTCAGGGTCAGTCAATGGAGTTGCCTGATTCTTTAATTCATCAAAGTTTAGAGTGTTTTCTTCGCTCATGATTTCCTCCAAAGAAAAAAAATAATTACATCCCTCGTGGGACATTAATCAACTTAGGTTTTTCAACCTTGAGTCGCGTGTTAATAATTTCTCCACCGTCTTGTAGCATAGCAATGGATATTTTCTTTAAATCTCCAGCAACGGAGATATCAATAAATAGTACATAACCAGAGGCAATGCGAACAGTGGAAATACTAATATCCTGTATTGGAACATGCTCTATATACGTATCACACTGTTGTTGGATTGTGTTCTTCAAATCACCTGCCGATAATACATCTAAATCAGCAAATCGATAGGAAGAAATATCAATCCCCATATCAGGAATTGTAGGATATGTTCCTTTACGCATAAACAAAAGTCGCTGAATCAATCGTGCATATGCATCCGCACCCCTCAGGACTTTTTGGTTATGGAAATCATCCAATGAGAAATCTAATTCAGCAATTTCTGTTGCCATATTTCCACCACCTTTACAATAATGTATCTAGGGATACGTTTTTAAGCTAGTTAGCGTTTTTCGCATGTAATATATACATAACCATCATGACTATTATGGATAATCGAAGTAATAATATATCCATGTTCTATAATCATATTGAGTTCCTTTGTATTAGCACTCGGTAGATTGATAGTGATACTAGTTCCAGATGGGACATCTTGGTTCAATTGCACTTGGGCATACTCATGCATTCGTGCACCTGTCTTATATCCATTATATATACTATAGGGTAGCACGACACAACCTAGAAACACTATTAGAAACAGCATAAATTGTATACCATCTTCAAGATGTGATATATCGTTACATAGCTTTTTAATAGTCATATAAACCTCCAAAAAAAATATAAGAGGGGACTGAACCCCTCTTATATTATCTAAACCCAACACGTTTATCATCAATCGATAATGAAACATCTGTTGGATAATCCTCTTTGGTAATCGTTTTAATCCGATCATCGGACACATTCTCCATATTCATAATATTTGACGAATGGACAACGATGGATCGTTGGAATACATCTCGTACATAGCGACCATTACCAAATTCTTTCTTATGCATATCTTTTCTCATATGCTGTTTAAATTCATTGATGAAGTCATCATCTAATACAAACTTATATTCGTCAGCTTGTAATGAGAGAATGTCCAGTAACTCCTCTTCAGTATAGTCTTTAAACTGGAGATTATAACTAATACGGGACCGTAACCCCGGATTCATATCGATTAATCGGTCCATTGGTTTACCATATCCCGCAAAGATAACGATGGTATCTTCTCGATAATCTTCAAGTAATTGTACGATGGTATTAATCGCTTCTCTACCATAATCAGATTCATGAGTAGAGATAAGTGAATAGGCTTCGTCAATAAAGATGACGCCACCTCTACCACGCTCAAAACATTTTACCACTTTATCAGCAGTATGTCCTACATATTGTCCAACTAAATCCGCTCGACCAAGTTCAGTATACTTATTATTTTTAATTAACCCTTCTTTAGCGAATATAGAAGCACATAGGCGTCCCACTGTTGTTTTAGCAGTACCTGGATTACCATAGAATACCATATGGAAATACTTATCAAGTGGTTTAATACCTAACTCTTTATATTTCTTATTAGCTCGTACCACTGATACGATATCCTTGAGAGTCTTTTTAACATCTGTAAGCCCGATTAATACATCTAGTTTATCCATCGCATTAGTTTCTACGGTCTCTGGTTTACGAGGAATCACTGATTCGTATCCAGTTGACTCAGAGGTATTTGATTTAAAAATCTTACCTAATATATGTTTAAATGACGTTCCTTTGGAATCGTCTTCAGATGATGTTGATATAGGTAAATCATCAAATCCCATAGTGCCAGACGAATCACGTAAAAATTGATATAGTTTTGTATTGTCAGCATATTGATTCATCATCAATCGAATATCATTATGATGACACGTTTCTTTTAATTTCAAATCCGTCACGATGGTTTCATGGTTCGGAGTATCGATTAAAATCGGCTCGTAGTAATCCATATCAAATAACTTAGCTTTCTCAGTATAGGTATCTTTGATATATTGATTAGCTCGATCAATGGGAATATCTTCTCCTATCGTAGTGAAGACTCTACCCTTGCTTTGCATACTAAATCGATTTGGTAAAAATCGAATAATACTTTCATCAAGAGCTGCGGTATCCTTAAATATGGTATTTGGTATATTCGTTGGTACATTGATCCAATTAATACAGATACAACACCGTTGCGATAGCTTAGATAAGAATTGGGTCATTAGACGAACACCAGTTTCTAATTCATCCATGATGATATACAGATTCCCATAATTAAGCAATCGTACAAGCTCATCAACATCCATGCTTTTAATATTAAACATCTCTGAATGGATCACCGCATAGTTTTCGGTAGTAATTAATCCTCTACGAGCTAATTTGGTTAAATGATATCGAAATAAACGTTCTCCATCAATGGAACTAATACTTCTCATTTCAATATTAAATGGGCACGCAGTGAGTGTTGGATACTTATATTGAAACCCTTCCTCTTCATCGATGGTATCAATCACATCATGTATACGATGCAATAATAAATCATAGTATGGATGATTAGTTTCATCTAAACAATTCAATGATTTGAGTCTATAGTAACCATTGTCAGTACCTAATGTACAGTGGTATTCTAAATTCTTATTCAATTTAGTGATGTCACTCACTTCATCTTCTGTAATAGTGCCATTAGCCAGTTCTTGCTTAATTCCATTAGTGTATCGGGTGATTTCTTGTCGCGTTAGCATTACATAGCTATTATAGTTAATCGCTGTCACTTTACATGATTCATCGGTTATGTTAAATAGTAAATCATAGTCGGTAATGCCTTTAACACCCTCATAGATGGCACCCCATACAGTATCACGAATTCTGCTAGGTAAGTCATCTACAGATGTACAATTGGTAACAATAACAGGGACTAGGAATCTCCTAGTATAGATACCTTCAATTTCAGTATCAGTCAATGATGTAGGTATCTGGATTGGGTAACTAGGTAGAATGACGCCATTAATATCATCACCATTACTATTAACGATTTCTAAATACTGGATAAGTCCTGCTGCATATGGGTTAGCTTCAAATGCGGGAACGGTACTTAGATCTTCTGTTTCCTTAGTATTCTCATTCTTACGAATACCTATAGTTAATTCTACAGCGAATGTTAACATTATTTTCCTCCTTAATTACATATAGTGTATAAAAGTATACGATAGTATAATATATACTTTCATTCTAAATAAAAGAAATGATACGTATATCATTTCTTACTAATTGATACGTTTATATACAACTAAGGAACGATCTCGCGGTAAATTAGATATTCCTACCACTTCATAACCATATGACATAGCATAGTCGATATCTTCTTTAGTTAAATGCTTATATTCTAATATAAGTTGAGAACCAATGGGTATCTCTTGTGTTTGTAGTTGTCTTGTGATATATATTCGATCTTTTTGTGCTGTTATATCCGTATAATAAGCGACACAACCAACAATAAAAGGTGCTATAATCATCAGTACGCATAGTATTCGAAACCCGTCCCAATTAGCAGGGTCCCACTTATTATATTTATAATTTTTTCCATATCGTGATACAACATCCATGATATATTTCCTCCTTATATAATAACTATTAAGTAGTCTAAACTATAATGAGAACTAACTAATAACTAGACTGGTACAATGACAGTCATTGTACCAGTAATTACAACATATGAAAGGTGGATATAACGTAATGACAATATACGATTTAACAATTGAATCTGCGGAAATCAATCTATTGGTAACTGAAGGATTTATCGACAAAGGCAAGAAAGTATTGGAAGATGCTATTAAAAAAGTCAAAGAATTTGTTCGAAAGCTTATCGAACTCGTTAAGAAAGTTTTCAATAATAAACTTAAAACAATCAAGGATATGATTAATGAAATTAAGAAAACCCCATCTCAAGTAGTTGATGGAGCTACTATGGTAGCAAAAGTCGTTAGATTAAATGATCTATTGGAAGGATCGGAATACACTCTGCATGCTATAGAAAAGAGCAACTTTAGCTCAGAAGATATAGTAAATAAATCGTTAGAAACACTTACTGATGAACTTGATGTACTTCGCGATAAATTTAATAAAACTAAAGATAATATAATGGAACCATTCAAAGGTGGGGATATCAAACAATTAATTCAACGATATGAAAAATGTGCTAGCTATTGTGAAGATATTGGTGGTATCGCTAATAGACAAGGTAAACGTACCCGTGACATGCTAGAAGAACTTAAAAGCCCAAATAAGGTATTATATCCTAATACCTTAAAATTATCTAGTATGATATCAACTGCATTAACCCAAATTAGCACTATACTTAAATTCGTATTTGACGCAATGATCCATAGTGTTAAAAAATTACATGCAATGATACGTGATGAGGAATAATGATTAATAAAATAATAGAGAATACCTTCGGGTATTCTCTATTATTTGTGTTTTATACAGTAAAAGTAACTTTAGTGTGAACGTCTTGTCCGCCACCATTTTTACGACTATATAGATGGAATAGAATTTCCGTATATTCACTTACGGATGTAACGGTAGCTTTATATAGTCTACCAAATTGACCAGATTCTTCAATAGTACTTTCAAATTCAACCACATCACCATTGGCTTTTTTACCAAATACAGATAATTTAGCTCTTGCTTCATCGGTATTTGTATAGTGGTTATAACATTCGATAGATAGTGTATCGCCTTGAAGAGTTGGGTTATCTAATTTAATGCGTTCCATGTAGTTAGCATAGATTTCTGCAGCACCACTATGTTCAACAGTAGTTGCACCACTCTTAACATCACCATCAACACTTGTACCACTAATTGTACAAACATCAGTGATAATATATTTTAAACGTGGACTGTTAACCATAGATTTAGGATAATCTGGACAACGATCAGCTACGATATCTGGGCCATCAATCCATGCACGAATATCAGTCAACACATCTTCATAAATATCAAATTCTTGCCATGTAGATGGGACAAATGGTATTAAATCACTATAATAATCACTATAAATAGGATTACCTTTGGAGAATAACTTAGATTTATTTGCATCTAAATATTTAAGGGCTGTCTTAACAGACTCAGATCCTTCCGGAAAAGTTAAGTTATTATTACTGAAAAAGGATACTGTATCGAATTGAATTCTATCATGTGTATCATCCATACCTAAGTTCATGAAACTAGAGTAGGATTCTCCATCATTTAACAATTCTTTTGGTATAGTAGGAGAACATTCTTCAGCATGTGTAATGTAAAGACTTTCACCATTTGGTTGTGTAATTACTTCAGTTTTTACACCAGGTGTATTTTGACCAACTGGTAAATGATGAATAACCGGGGCATATTCGATTCTATCACCTATGATACGACAATATAAACGAACTAAGCCTTTTAATGGATTATCTAAGATATCATAATCTATCGTATCACATGGTAATGGGATTCTATAATATTTAGCTGTTTTAGCAGCTCCTGTTGCATCACTCACATAGAGTTGGATTTTCTTTTGTATATGCATTATAATAGTTTCCTTTCTTGGAATGAATAATATAGTAATTACATTAATGTCAACCAATACGGCGGATGAAAAAATAAAGAGAATACCATTGGGTATTCTCTTTATTCTATTAGTTACTAGAAGTTTCTGTTGTATGAGATGTTTCTGTTGTTTCAGTGGAGGATGGTGTTACAGGAATCGTGGTAGCTTCTTCATGAGTTACAGCACTTTCTTCTGTATGTTCAGGTCCACCAATACTATTCACTGCTAATACAGTACCATCTTTAGATTCTGTTACTTCTTCAGCAAGAATATCAACTTCTACACCATATTTCTTAGGATCGACTTCACCTACTGGAGAAATGTCGATGATTTTGAAATCATGGGCTTTGTAGTATTTAGGAATATCGATTGTAACAGTACGGCTTTCACCTGGATCTAATACATAGTCAGTATTTACCAATTCACCATTTTGTTTAGTCATAGTATGACGTACGGTACCTTCACAGTTAGTGGAGTTATTAGTGAACTTAACGGACTTAATGTATTTAATGGTTTCTGTTGCCTCATCCAATTTAGATGTAATGGATTCTGTATGTGTACCATCTTTTAGTTTTAACAACACGGATGTCAAGGAGTTAGTATCCAAGTTTAATACAGGATTTACTTTAGGATCGTCCAATACGAATAGCATAGAACCTACACCTAATCCATCTGTATTAGGAGGTACTTGACCATCACTAATGGTCTTAGTCAATGCTAAGGATTTTTTAGCAGCAAAAGACGTTTCTTTCAATTTATCAAGAGCGGCTAGGTTAGCATGTGTATGATCTTGTTCAACCATTTGGTCAATAGATGTGACAGAAGATGTTGGTTTGTTTTGTAGATGTTCCCAAGAGCCAGCTTGTACTTCAGCAGATAAGGTATTGGCAATCTCAACGTATTGACCTTCCCCTTTTGTTTGGTACATAGCCCAGGAGTGTTCACCTGTCACAACAAAACAAGTACGACCCGCTTCTAATGTTGGAAGAGCGGTTGTAAATGCTTCAACAGAATTAAAATCTAAGATGACGTTGTGTTTACGATCACCTAATTTAGCAGTAGGAACTTTACCGTCTGCATCTAAGGTCACTGTTTTTACAAGAAGGGCACGGTCAGCGGTAGATACATGGATATCGGTATTTTCCACATGTTCTTTGACAGTAGCTACTTGTTCCACTACTGTTTTAGGTAGAGCTACTGTAAAACCAGTTCCATTATAGCGACGGATTGTGATTAAATTAGTCATTTGATAATCACCTTTCTATATACGTATATAAAATAAATTGTTACCAAATAATCCAGAATCTATAGAAACATAGATTCTGGATTTCTATTATTTAATAGTTCTTGTTATTTTATGCTTTAGTGGCTGTTACTGTCAAACTAACTGATATGTTTTTTTTCATTTGACAATCTTATAACTTATACTAACTATACTATGTAAAGGAGTTCCTATTTATGCACGAACTATATGAAATAGCTATTGAATCTACTGAAGTTGAGTTATTACTCACCGAAGGCTTCGCCGATAAGACTAAGCAACTTATACTCAAAGCGGTTAAAAAGATTAAAGAAATGATAAAGAAAATGATTTCTTATATTAAAACCAAGCTTATATATAAAATTAAACGAAATCGAAAGGATATCACTGATATAATCAAACAAAATGCGATTATACGATCGAACGCAACAGTGGTTGTTCCAACAATTTTCAATCAATTTGAAACCTTACTAGATGCGTTGATTAAGGCTATTTATGATAAACTGGAAATGGTGTTGAGAGATAAAGACTTTGATTTCAATGATATTGACTTTACCTCTGAGATTGATACCATAAAAGACCAATTGGTTTCTGTTATAGAAATACCAGTTAAACAAGCCATCCATATTATCGATACTATTAATAAGTATTCTGATAATAACTTGGAAGATTTACAAAAAATATTCAATAGATCAAATGAACTATTAACTAGTTATGTTAATATAGCTGAAAAAACTGATTATGATGACCGTTGCATTGTCGCTATGCAAAAGATTATTCCAGCTATAAATGCAATTATTATGTTTATAAATCACTTAAGTGATATATCAAAAAGCGTAATGGTAAAAATAACAAATAATAATTGATAGTAAAATTATGTATTGGAAAGAGGTTCTTAATTATGAATGAACTTTATGAATTAGCGATTGAATCCGCTGAGATAGAATTAATGGTAACCGAAGGGGTTACTGATAAAACAAAAGATTTGGTGAATAAAATCATCGAAAAAGTTAAAGCATTTGTAAAGAAAATGATTACAATCATCACAACTAAATTGCGTGAACGTTTAGAAAAGATGAAGAAACGTACCGCTAATAAATCAGCTGTCAATCATACCGCTGATAATGATATGGTCTCTATACCGAAGGCATTTACGGAATACGAAAGACTCATTCCGTCAGTACGTAAGAAAATCAAAGATGCTATCACAGTAATTCTTAGACGTAAAGAATTTGATCCTTATGACTATTACCTTGGAACTGAAATGGGTGATATGGATAGAGCTCACGAGAATGAAGAACGTGTACCTATCAAGAAAGCCAGAGACATTATCCATCACATAATTGATACTATGCCAGATGTAGTAAAATATGAGCAAGATGCATTAAACAGTATCACTAGGATCGCTAATGAATTTAAGTCCAATGGAGATAGATCGGAAGATATTAGAAAATCAATCGATTTATTAAATAAAATCCTTGTTGCTGAAAGAGAGTTAATTATGTTTATAACTGGTATAATTGCTAGAGCAAACCAAATGATAAATCAAATTGGATATTAATGAATATATCGTTTCAATTTAAAATGTGAAGGAGTTTATATATGAATGACCCATATGAATTATTGATAGAATCACAAGATATTCAGTTGATTGTCACTGAGGGTATCGTAAGTGGTTCTAAAAAGTTAATTGAAACTGCGATTAAGAAACTAAAAGAGTTATTGCAACGGATCGTTAACTTTATTAAAGACAAGATTCAAGCTGGAGCTAAAGCGATCAAAACAATGCTTAGTAAGATTAAAGGACGACCTAGAGAGATTAATACCGAGAATTCCGAGCTTAAAGTATTAAATATATCTGCGGCGAATATGATTGTTCAATCGATGATTGATATGCACAAGGAAGTTAATAAGATCGTTGGTTCAATTATGTCAACTGACGGTGATAATACAATTACGTTTAATGCATATAAAGATGCAATTGATCATTGTGAAGATATTTACAATAAATACCACGATGACTTAATGATCACATACAAGAATCCTAGTGATTTAGATGTTTTGAAGCTCGGTAGTTTGAATGATACAATCTTGAATACGAGCAAAACTGTTCTAACAACTATTGATAGAGTGACTATGATTATTAAAGCAACTAAACGTATAGAAGAGGATGGGGATATAAAAAAGCTACTCCATAATCTAATCAATATCGAGAATAATTTGATGGATATGACGCAACGATTAAACCTAGTACAATCACGTATTGAAGCATCTCTTCGTGTAGCATTAAAGTTACAGTATGGTAATAAATAGAGGAATGGGATTACCCATTCCTCTATTTATTGTTTAGTGGAGCTTCTTTCCTGCACCACGTACAGTAATACCAATTAACCCTTGTATTAAGTTTAATCGTTGTGTTAAGTCCATTAAGCTATGTTCAACTACACTTAAATTATTGACTAATGGGGACAGATTTTCTTCTTGTCCCTTATTCTTGATAGCATTAATAGCAGCATCTAATTTATCGATACTATTTAACATCTTTGCACTAGTTTGCATGATTGTTTTATTCAAATCAGTTAGCTTAGGAATATCTAAGTCTTGTGGTTTCTTGTATATGTTCATCAAGTCGTCACGATACTTAGCGAAAATATTATCACATTTCTCAATCTCTTCACGATAATCATCAACACTAACCTTAGCATTATCAGATACGAGAGAATAGATTACCTTATCTGCCTCTTTTTGTGTAAGGATAACTGATTTTACAATCGTATTTGCTACATCAAGATTCAACACTTTAAGATCGGATTCGTTCGCATCAATAGTGAGAGCCTTATTGCTACCTTTAAACTTACCAAGTAACTTTTCAATGGCTTTAGAGCCAGCTTGAATCTTGTCTTTAATAAAGTTAACGATTCGTTTTAACAATTCTTTCAATTTCGTAATCGCAGTGTTGATTAACTTTTTAGAACCACTTACGATACCCTCAGTGACAATCAACTGAATATCTTGTGATTCAAGTGTCAATTCATATAATTCATTCATTGATAAGCTCCTTCTTACATTATTTTTTCTTTTATAATTTTAATAGATTGGTTGAATACAGATGTTAGTGTATATAGATTTGCACATAAGAGCATAATTCCATTCTGAAGTTCAGCTATGGTATTAACTAACTTAGTACCCACCGTATCAGAATTCTTTTTACAATAATTAGCAATATCGACAATACTAGTAGCATATGATTTACATCTATCATGAACTTCTCTGATAGATGCTATCAGATTACTAATTTGATCCAATACTTCCACACCTTCATGGTGATATGGTTTCATAAGTCTTTTATCTTTATCTCTAAATATAGCCCGAATCTTTTTATGGATAGTGAAAAATTCCTCTGCTAATGAAGGAATATCTTCTCGTCTACGAAAACGATAGGCACTAAGGGCATCATCAAACACATCTAATGCGGCATCACTATCTCTAATAACCATTTCTGCTACTTTGATAATGACAATGCGGTCACTTTGATTAGTTTGTGTTGTTTCTGGTGTTGGTTGAGGGGCACCAGCTTCTTTATATAGTTTCTTAACTTTAGCAATCATTTGTTCAGTTGCATCAAGCCCTTTAGTAAGTTTATCCTTTAAAAAAGAGATAAACTTTTTACATAGTTCAATGATTTTATCTATGACTTTCTTAAGTGTTTTCTTAGTCGTATCAATGAAACCCTCAGCTAATATAAGTTGAGTATCCATCGATTCCAATACTAAGTCATGAATATTTGATTCCATAGTATAATCCTTTCATATAAAAACTGGAAAGAGCCTAGATAGCTCTTTCCAGACTATTACTAAATAGTTCGTATGATTAATCTTCCCATTTCCAACTATGGAATGGAGATACCCGCATTGCTAACATAGCTTTTGTTGTACGACCACGTTCTAATGATGGATTAATCTTCCAGCCTAAATAAATATCAAAGTCAAACTTCTTACCAAAACAATACCAAGGAATCTCGAACTTAAGTGCAAAATACCCACCTGTATAATGATGACTAGTGGTTACTGGTATTCCACTAGCGTCTTTAGTCCAAGTAGTATATTCAGATTCACCTTCATATACAACACGTTCATGTTTCGTATTGGTGATGACTTCCATATCCATAGTCGTATAATCAATACCAGATACTTCATAGGAGTATCCATAGGCACAATTTCGATTTAACCATAATAAGCGACAGAAGTACCGTTGAATTCGTTCTTTGATTGTAAAGGTATCATCTAAGATATCCACATGACCAGGAATCAATGTTCCATCATCATTCTTAACTTCATAATGGTACTTATAGTGTTTATTGAAATCGTATCGGAATAGTTTAGGTACAACCCCTTCCGTAACCATCCATTCTACATCTAAACAGTTATCATAGGTTTGCCAATACCGTAAACTATGTGGTAAGTTACCATATTTATCAGCGAACAGTACTACGATAGGATTCGTTATATAAGCAATAATATTAAAAAGTATATCTTTAAACGCAGTCCAGACCCATTTCCACGTAATTAAATATAGATATGGGAAGACTTTTTCTCGTAATTGGGATAGTAGTCCAGTCATATAATTCCTTTCTATTCTATATGCTTACTAATAGCAGATGTTAGTACATGTAGATTACCAATACAAACATCTGTTGATTTAATAAATAGTTCAATAGAACGAATGGAGTCTTTGTATCGATGTACATACACTGATAAGTTATTCCCTAATCCAGTATAATAGTCACTATGTGTACTAATATCATTTGTAAATGAATCAAGTATCTTTGTTTGATTAGCTATATAGGCATCAAGTTTTGTAGTAATCGATTCCAATGTATTGACTAGAATTTTATGTGTATTAACTATCATAGTTAGGAATATATGTAATCCTTTAACACTGATTTGTTTATGATGTTCAATATCAGTCAGTAAATCGTTTGTAGTTAAAATAGTGTATTTGGATGTAATGGAATCATTTAACTCTTCCACAATAGCAGAATCGATCATATCCTTAGTGACTACCATTGTACAAATACGACCCATTCGTTTAATAATCATATTCGTTGTATCTATGATTCGTTCAAATACGTCTTTATTGATAACGAAATCTTTCTTATAGTTCGACTCAATAATTTGATGAATTTTTGTTGTTAATTCTTTAATGTCTGATGCTGTAGTAGTGACTACTTTTGTATGTAATCGCTGTAATGCTGATAATTGCTTACGAAGACGACTCATATAATCATCTTTAGCGATATATTTAAGACTCTCTACTATAGCAAGTTCAACAATGGAAGTATCATAATTCATAGATATATCCTCCGATAAAAAAATAGAAGAATACACCTAACGATGTATTCTTCTATGTGTATTATTAAGTAGTCAATACTATTTAGTTTTAGAGAAAATCATAGTATCCACTTTAGCATCCAATGTTGTTAATTCTGCATCATCGCACGTTTTCACTTCTTGGATATCGGAGAGATGTACAATTTTATCAGACGTAATCGATGCTAATGTATTCAAATTCTCGTGAGTATGAGAATTGCTTACCATAGTATCAATTGCTTCAGCAGTTTGGTTAAACCCTTTGATGGTTGCTAATGAGATACTCATATCTAACATCGTAGAATCAGATACTTTATATTGCACTGTACCATAGGCATCTTTATGGACTAAATAGATAGCCCAACCATAATCAACAGTAATATCACCCGTTGCATCCAATACCATAATCATAGCATCTTTAGGTTGATTATTAGAATCGTCTAACATAGCTTGGTATGTTGGATATTCTAATACAGTACGAGTTGAGTGAGTGGGCACATATCCATTCTCATTAATAGTTGCTAACGTTCTAAGGGCACTTTTGAATGCATCCGTTACATGAACACTGTCATTAGCCTCATGATGATTCCATCCTTGCACTTGTTCAATCACTGTCTTTGGGCATGTGACTGTAAAGGTTGTGCCATTATAACGCTTCATTTCCATGGTGATTGTCTTCATAGTATATCACCACCTATTATAGAGTATCCCCTAATACAAATAAGCCTTGTAATACTTGTGTATTAATAAGATATCCATTACGAGCATTGTTTTTATTACCATCATCTTCATTGACGTATTTTTTAAATTTATCGAATGTGTTATATGTTCCATAGAAC